CTGCAAGGTTTGGCCCCGGTTCAAAGAAAAACAAATGACACGTAGCATAGGCAAGTGGAAGCTACCACAGCCAACAGACATTAAAGAAGAAAATGAATGGGTAGCTATCCCACGTATTGCACGTACAGTACCCTTCGGATATGAACAGGATGACGAAGACCCCGACATTCTTCAACCTATCCAAATTGAATTGGACTTGTTAGAGAAGGCTAGATCACACGTAAATCAGTACAGCTATCGTGAGGTAGCCAATTGGTTGAGTACACAGACTGGCAGATACATCTCGCATGTAGGTTTAAGGAAACGGTTAGCTAATGAACGACAGCGTAAGAACCAAGCTGCAAGCCTCCGCAAGTGGGCAGAATATGCGGAAAAGGCAATCGCCAAAGCGGAAGAAATCAGTAACCAAAGGACAGGCTCAAAAGCCAGCAGCGGTTAAGATACAAGAAACTGTATCACCTGAATATGACAGCAGCGAGATAGAACAACATGCTAATGTACTGTTTAAGCCTAATGACGGGCCGCAGACAGAGTTTCTAGCGGCAGCTGAACGTGAGGTATTATATGGTGGTTCAGCAGGTGGTGGTAAGTCATACGCCATGCTTGCTGACCCACTACGTTACATGGGGCATCCACAGTTTAGTGGATTGCTACTGCGACACACAACAGAAGAACTACGAGAACTGATTTTTAAGTCGCAGGAGTTGTACCCAAAAATCTGGCCCGGTATTAAGTGGTCAGAAAGAAAAATGCAGTGGACTGCGCCATCTGGTGCAAGGTTGTGGATGTCGTATCTCGACAGAGATGATGATGTCTTGCGTTATCAGGGTCTAGCATTTAGCTGGATAGGCTTTGACGAACTGACACAATGGGCCACACCATATGCATGGAATTACATGCGAAGTCGTCTTAGGTCCACTGCACCAGACTTGCCTATATTTATGAGGGCTACGACCAACCCCGGCGGTAGAGGTCATCACTGGGTTAAGAAAATGTTTATTGACCCTTCGCCATATAACAGAGCCTTCGATGCAACAGATATTGAAACAACCGAAGTCTTGCGATACCCCGCAGGACATAGCAAGGCTGGAAAGTCTTTATTCAAAAGAAGATTTATACCAGCAAGACTTTCTGATAACCCATACCTTTCGGAAGCAGGCGATTACGAAGCCATGCTCCTATCATTACCAGAGCAGCAGCGAAGACAGCTTCTTGAAGGTGATTGGGATATCAAAGAAGGTGCTGCCTTTACTGAGTTTGATAGGCGTGTTCATGTTGTTGAGCCTTACAATATTCCTAGTAATTGGGTTAAGTTTAGGGCTTGCGACTATGGCTACGGTAGCTACAGCGGCGTTGTTTGGTTTGCCGTTGCGCCTAATGAGCAACTTATCGTATATAGAGAACTATACGTTTCTAAAGTCCTTGCCACAGATTTGGCAGATATGATTCTGGACTTAGAGGCAGAAGACGGTAATATAAAGTATGGTGTTCTGGATAGTTCTCTTTGGCATAAGCGTGGCGATACTGGACCATCACTAGCAGAGCAAATGATTAGTAAGGGTTGTCGTTGGCGACCATCAGATAGAAGTAGGGGAAGCCGTGTAGCTGGTAAGAACGAGATACACAGGCGTTTGCAGATAGACGAATTTACAGAGGAGCCTAGACTTGTTTTCTTTAATACTTGCACAAACCTCACGGCCCAACTTCCCTCAATACCGTTGGACAAGAAAAACCCAGAAGACATTGATACAAAGAGTGAAGACCACTTGTATGACGCTCTTAGATATGGTATAATGTCCAGACCAAGATTTAGTATATTTGATTACGACCCTACGGGTAGACCCGGTGGCGGTATGCGGGTAGCAGACGCAACCTTTGGATACTAAGGAAAAATAATATGAACGAAGATGAAATTATGATTGAAGACGATGCTATTGCACTAGAAGATAGTGACGATACTTCTATCTCTGACGTAGATGTAACTAATATTATTCCTTTTATTATGGAACGCTATAAGCGGTCTGAAGATTATAGGTATCAGGACGAAGAACGCTGGCTTAAAGCCTACCGCAATTATCGTGGTTTATACGGACCTGATGTTCAATTTACCGAATCAGAAAAATCTCGTGTCTTTATTAAAGTCACAAAAACTAAAACGCTGGCTGCTTACGGACAAATTGTTGATGTCTTGTTTGCAAACCAGCGTTTTCCTTTATCTGTCGAACCTACGGAGTTACCTGAAGGTGTGGTTGCTGATGTACACTTTGATCCACAGGAACCAGAGCAGCTTCGTGAAAGCCAAAATACAAGCCCTTATGGTTTTGCGGGTGATGGACAAGATTTACCGCCGGGTGCTACAGCACAAACACTACAAGAAAAACTTGGTGTTATGCAGAATAAACTTGAGCCTATTTCTGATAAACTGAAAGAAGGGCCGGGTAAAACACCAACAGCTATTGCATTTAGCCCAGCTATGATTGCTGCAAAAAAGATGCAAAAGAAAATCCATGACCAGCTAGAAGAATCAGGTGCTACTAAACATCTGCGCAATGCTGCATTTGAAATGGCACTTTTTGGTACTGGTGTAATGAAAGGTCCGTTTGCCGTAGACAAAGAATATCCTAATTGGGATGAAGACGGTAACTATGATCCGCTGTTTAAAACAATCCCCCAAGTAAATCACGTATCTGTTTGGAACTTCTACCCAGATCCAGATGCAAACAACATGGATGAAGCACAGTTTGTGATTGAGCGTCACAAGATGTCACGGACGCAATTACGTAATTTGAAGAAGCGTCCATACTTCCGTGGTGAAGTTATTAATGAAGTAATTGGCATGGGCGAAAACTATGTTAAAAAGTACTGGGAAGATGACTTGTCTGACTATGCACCAGAGCATGGTGTAGATCGTTTTGAGGTACTTGAGTATTGGGGCATGGTTGATGTTGAGTTGCTCGAAGAGCAGAACATTGACATTCCAAAAGAACTACGTGACTTTGACGAACTACAAGCTAACGTATGGATTTGTAACGGACGTTTGTTGCGCATGGTGCTTAATCCATTTAAGCCATCTAAAATTCCATACTCTGCTTCTCCATATGAGTTAAACCCATACTCATTCTTTGGCGTTGGTATCGCAGAAAACATGGACGATACGCAGACATTGATGAATGGCTTTATGCGTATGGCTGTTGATAATGCCGTACTGTCTGGCAACTTGATTGTGGAAGTAGATGAAACAAACCTAGTGCCGGGGCAAGACTTATCTCTATATCCGGGCAAGGTGTTCCGAAGACAAGGTGGCGCACCGGGTCAAGCTATCTTCGGTACTAAGTTCCCTAACGTATCGCAAGAAAACATGATGTTGTTTGACAAGGCACGTGTACTTGCAGATGAAAGCACAGGCTTCCCATCATTTGCACATGGACAGACAGGTGTGTCTGGTGTAGGCCGTACTGCTAGTGGTATCTCAATGCTTATGGGTGCTGCGCAAGGTAGCACTAAAACAATCATTAAAAATGTAGACGACTATTTATTACGTCCACTTGGTGAAGGCTTCTTCCGCTTTAATATGCAGTTTGACTTTGATCCTGAGATCAAGGGCGACTTGGAAGTTAAGGCACGTGGTACGGAAAGCCTAATGGCTAACGAAGTGCGTAGTCAGCGTTTGATGCAGTTCTTGCAGATTGCAAGTAATCCTGCACTCGCACCCTTTGCTAAGTTCCAGTATGTAATCCGTGAGATTGCAAAATCTATGGAACTAGACCCCGACAAAGTTACCAACAATATGGACGAAGCTGCACTGCAAGCAGAGATTATGAAGGGCTTCCAGCAGCCAATGCAACCAGAGCAAGGTGGAATGACACCACCACCGGGTGCTAATGCTATGGACCCAACAGGTGCAGGTGGTGGCAATATAGGTACTGGGCAGGTTCCTGTACCGGGTGAACAAGGATTTAGTGCGAATGGACAAGGAAATACTCAGCAAGCTGAAGCCGCTGGTGGGCAACAACCGCCAATGGGTCCACTTCAGTAATTACTTAGATGTGTTAATTGAGCAACATCATAAAACACTGGAACAGTCTGAAAACAAAATAACATTACATAAGGCACAAGGTGCAATAGAAACATTGCGTAAGATTAAACGGTTACGTGAGGACGTATCAAAAGCTGAAGGATAATACTATGGCAAAACGTATGGCAAAACAAATGGAACTCTTTGAGCCTGTAGAACGTGGCTTTGATGAGGGTGGGCTTATGGAAGAAGGTGGTATGGTTGATGAGGTGTCTGGCAACGATGTACCGCCGGGATCACTGCGTACTGAAGTGCGTGATGACATTCCTGCTCAACTTAGCGAAGGTGAATTTGTTTTTCCTGCAGACGTAGTGCGTTATATTGGCCTTGAGAACTTGATGCGTATGCGTCAAGAAGCAAAGCAGGGCTTGGCACAGATGGAAGCTATGGGTCAGATGGGCAATAGTGAAGAAGCCACTATAGAAGATAATTTACCTTTTGACATGTATGACCTTGACGTAGATGATGAAGACGAGTATAATAATATGGCTGTAGGTGGTATGCCTACAAAAGACCAAACAAGACAAGCCTTTCAATTAGGTGGAACTGTTCAGCTGCCCGGTTTTACAGGTGTGCAAACTACCCAACCAACTGCTCCAACTACAGGTTACAGACCTTATGTAGAACCTGTACAAGCTGCTTCTAGTCAGTTTATTCCTCAGTTTACAGGTGTGCAGTATACTACAGCCACGGGAACAACCAATATTCCTACTTTCGCTGAAACTGTAGGTAGAAATCCCGGTCAGTATGATGAACTTAGAACATATGTAAATGATGCGGGGCAGATACTACGGATACCTTTTAAAAACGGTCAGCCTATTTATCCAATCCCATATGGCTATAAATACCAAGCAGAAGAAGCGGTAACACCAACAGATACAACTACAGTGCCTACAACGGTAGCTGGGCAAGATGATAGTGGCGGTGATGGTTCAGATGCAATATCTGGTAGAGTAGCAACAACACTAGGTACAAATCCTGCTATTGGTGTATCTGTACCTACGGGCGGTGCAGTCAGTCAAGCAGATAAAGATGCATTTGGTGGTAATGTTGGTGCTTATAAAAATACGGACTACCGTAGTGCCGTTATAGATTTAGCTGGTTATCAATTAGGTTCGTTATCTCCAACTGCGGCTCTAGCTAATCAAATGGGTAAAAATTTCGGATTAACACAATCCGGTAATTTTAATGAAATTGGCACAGCTATGAATCAAGCCCGTAATGAAGCATTGTCTGCATTAGGTCTTGCTAATATGGGACAAGTAACTACAGATGCGCAGTATTCTGCTATAGCAGATTCTATGATTGCCGCAAAAGAAGCAGCTAAAAAAGGTAATTTTGCTTACGCTACAGTAACTAGAGATGCATTAGCAAAACATCAAGATGCAATTAAAGCTGGTCAAGTTGCTGCGATGACGGAATTAGGATATAAGTCAACTGATATTAATAATCCTGTTGCAGTAGCGCGGGCTATGGCATCTTACGATACTCAGATAGGCCAATTAAGTGGAGAAATTGATGCTGCAACACAGTCTGGTGCTGTTACGTCAGCGGTAACCAATGAACCAGTAAGAGATAAAGACCAAAACCCTGTAATGACAGAAAAAGGACTTGCTAAAGTAAATAACTTAAAAGAGATATTATCTGCTAAAAAGGCTAAAAAAGATTCATTGCTTTCAACGGAAGTAGGGAAAGCGGCAGCAGTATCGGCAGCGTTTGATGCGGCAGGTTATAATGAAGATGATGACCCCGGACAGAACGCACCTGCAGGTGGATACACAGGTAACGTGAGTGAAGACCCTGGATTTGACTCTGGTTTTTCAGATGGCTCACAAGGTAGTGAATCTGGCGGCGGCTATGGCTCAGATAGTGGTGGCGTTGGTGGTGCAGGTGATATGGGCGTTATATGTCTAACTGAAGATATGAAAGTAAAATGCAACGGTATAGTTGACTTTGTAACCAGAGTACAAGTAGGTGACATCATAGACAACACAGTAGTTACAGAAGTATTACACAAGCATATGCGTGAAGGTTACTACAAAGTTAATGGCGAGTTGAAGATTACTAATGACCATCCTGTACTTGTTAACGGTTCATGGAAACGTACAGAAGACTTAGTGCTTGGCGACTACATTAATAATGTAGAAGTAACGTCACTTGAGTATGTAGAGCAAGTAACACCGACAGTTTATATTGGTACAGCGGATGACCGCTATGATGTGTATACAGAAGGTGAAGTCTACACAGTGCATGGACAATATAAAAATGCATTAAAGAAAGCTGCGTAAGAGGCTTACTTAAATCTTACAATTAGTTGGCTACTCACTCCCCACGCCCGACAGTGTGGCTACAGTGGCCCCAACAAAAGGAAATACAAACATGAACGATACAATTATGGCTGAAGAAATGCAGTCACCAAAGAAAGTTGCGTTTGCAAATCGTAAATACACTAACGAAGAAAAACGCAAGATGGAAGAAGAAGAATTAGAACAGTTGATGAAGGAACAAAAAGGTGAAGTAGAACAAGAAGCTGCTGAACCACAAGAAGCTGAACCTACAAACGCAGAAGAAAAAACATTTAAAAAGCGTTACTCTGACCTGCGCAGGCATCAACAGCAGCAAGCTGATGAGTTTAAGAAGGAAATTGAGGCATTAAAATCTCAACTAAGTCAGGCAGCACAGAAAGAAATGAAACTGCCTAAGTCTGACGAAGACATTGAACAGTGGGCGGCAGACTACCCAGATGTAGCAGCCATTGTTGAAACAATTGCAATGAAGAAAGCACGTGAACAAGCTACTGCGCTTGAAGAACGCTTTAAAGCAGTTGATGAGATGCAGTACAGTGCCAAGAAAGAAAAAGCTGAAGCTGAACTAATGCGACTGCATCCTGACTTTGATGAGATTCGTGACAGTGATGACTTCCACAATTGGGCAGATGATCAACCTAAGTGGGTACAAGATGCACTGTATGACAATGACAATGATGCACGTTCCGCTGCTAGAGCAATTGATTTGTATAAGGCTGACATGGGTATTGCTAAAAGCAAACCTGCTAAAGATAAAGATGCAGCTAAGTCAGTATCTACAAAGAACTCAAGAAGTAGGCCACAAGACGATGAGTCTTCGACTTACTTAAAGGAATCACAAGTACAAAAGATGTCACCTCAACAGTATGAGAAGATGTCTGACGAGATCATGGAAGCTATCCGTAGTGGTAAGTTTATCTATGATGTATCTGGCTCCGCTAGATAATATATAAAAAAGTGTTGACAAATAGTTATTTTTACGTATAACTATAGTCAGATTAGTGTAACTGTATTGCGCAATATGGTTACACGACAATTCGCAAACAGCAAAGTCTTACGGATTACCTGAAGAACATGGCCCGTTGAATAGTAGGGCGGCCACCTTACTAAAATACGCACCCAAGTGAATCAGCCTCTGATTAGTCTTGTGAGTTTGTATCTGTGAAATGCTATAAAATTAGGAGAAAATATCATGGCTTTTACTACCGCAGCCGGGTATGGTAACCTTCCTAACGGCAATTTTAGCCCAGTAATTTACAGCAAACAGGTGCAGCTTGCGTTCCGCAAGTCAGCTGTTGCTGAAGCTATCTCAAATTCCGACTACTTCGGTGAGATTGCTAACATGGGCGATTCCGTGAAGATTATCAAGGAACCCGAAATCACAGTCAAGGCTTACGCCCGTGGTACAACCATCACGCCGCAAGACATTGACGATGAAGACTTCAACCTGACCATCGACAAAGCTAACTACTTTGCGTTCAAGGTTGATGACATTGAAGAGGCACACTCACACGTTAACTTCCAGTCACTGGCAAGTGATCGTGCGGCGTATCGCCTTTCTGACCAGTTTGACCAAGATGTTCTTGGCTACTTGTCAGGTTACACTCAGTCTGCTTTACATGCAAATGCTGATACAGTAAACACAACTGTTAATGGTTCTGTAGCTGTTTCAACTGCTGGTACAGACGAATTGCTTGCCAGCATGAAGCTGGACGCAACTGACTTTGCTGGCACAGGTGTTGCTGGTCAGTCAATCTCAATCCTGCCACGTACAGGTGCAGGTGCCGTTCCAACTGGTAACGGTGAAGCCAACCCACTTCAAATCGTTGCTCGTATGTCACGTCTGCTAGACCAGCAGAATGTAGACACACAAGGACGTTGGTTGGTTGTTGATCCTGTATTCATGGAAGTACTGAAAGATGAAGATTCACGTCTTCTGGATGCAGACTTCGGTGGTTCAGGTCTGCAGAATGGTCTGGTGTTGAACAGCTTGCACGGCTTCCGTGTATACGTTTCAAACAACCTGCCATCAATTGGTACTGGTGCTTCAACAACTGGTGGCATGAACGCTGATAACTTTGGCGTAATTGTTGCTGGTCATGATTCAGCTGTTGCTACTGCAGAGCAGATCAACAAGACTGAAACTTACCGTGACCCTGACAGCTTTGCTGACATTGTTCGTGGTATGCATTTGTATGGTCGCAAGATTCTTCGTCCTGAAGGTCTTGTTAACGCCATCTACAACTTGGCTTAAGGGGGGATTAAGACATGCCTAACATTACCGCACTTCTTCATCCCGCTTCAGGGAACTCACAGCGTGGACGTAACCCGTACTACGTTGATGTGACAATTGACCTGACCACAAATAGCATTGCTCCCGGCGATACTATTCAGGCAATTACCGTACCTGCTAACACTCTGATTATGGGTGCTGGCTTCCAAGTTGTTGAATCTGCTACCATGAATACAGGTACAGATGCTACTGCTGCTCTTGGCTTCACTGCTGGTGACGTTGACGAGTTTGCTGTAGCACTCGACATTGACGGTGCATCAGACGGAGATTACGCTCCGCAGGTTGCAATTGATGGACTAGCACTCTCTACATCTGGTGACACAATTGACTTTGTGTTGGCAGGTAGTGGTGCATCATTTACGGCTGGTAAGCTACGTGCTTACGCCATTATGATGGACATCAGCGATCAGGGTGATACGACTGCTAACGAAGTAGACCGTGACACTCTTGCTTAACTAATGTGTTGGGGGCAGGGCAACTTGCCCCCGCACTTCTATGAGATTTAATAAAGGACGCACAAATCATGGCAATCACAACTGCAATGTGTAACAGCTTTAAGACAGAACTTCTTGGCGGTGTCCATGATTTGGATACCGATTCTTTGAAGCTTGCTTTAATTAAAGCATCACCATCTGGCACTTATAATGCCAGCACAACTAATTATTCTGATGTAACTGGTAACTCTGATGAGGCATCAGGTACAAACTATTCCGCTGGCGGTCAAGTACTTGACGGTGCTGCTATTTCTTTATCCGGTTCAACAGCGATTGTTGACTTTACAGACGAAGTATTTGCTGACGTTACTGTGTCTGCTGACGGTTGTATTATTTACAACGCAGGACAAGCTAACAAGGCAATTGCTGTTATTGACTTCGGTGGCACAGTAAGTGCTACTGCTGGTGACTTGACTATTGAATTTCCTGCTGCTGATGCGAGTAATGCCGTTATTCGGATAGCCTAACATGTCTTTCTACGACTCCGCAGATGCTATCTATGGAGTTGCCCAATATGGAGCAGCTTCTTACGGAGTTGTAGCACCTAATGTTGCTTTAACAGGAGTAAGTGCTACAGGGTCTATTCAACCAGTAGCAACGACAGGGTTTGAAATTGACCTGTCAGAAAAACTAAATAGTGTATCTGCAGTATCTGCTGTAAATTCTGTAACGGTTAATATAGCCGAAACACTAGCTTCTGTATCTGCTGTAGGTTCTGTTGGAACTGTAAGTATAAGCAACACTGTAACGCTATCTGGCGTTGAAGCAACAGGCGCAGTTAATAGTGTAGAAGAAAAACCTACGGAACTACTTGATAGTGTTTCAGCTACAGGTTCCATAGGAACACTATCTGTAAACTTATCTGTTCCGGTTACAGGCGTTCAGGCAACTGGTTCTGTCAATACCGTAGAAGAAAAACCGACAGAAGTTTTGAACAGCGTTAGTGCCACAAGTTCAGTTGGTACAGTTCAACCTAATATAGATGAAAAACCTAGTGGCGTATCTGCAACAGGTTCTATCGGTACACCACAGCCGATAGTTAGTTTTTCAATTAGCCTTACAGGTGTATCCGCTGTCGCTTCGTTTGGAGGTGCAGAGGCAAAAACAACAGAACCTGTAGTTGGCGTAAGTGCTACTGGCTCTGTGAGAACATTAACCTTATATACCACTGCAGGTATTACAGGTGTACAAGGCACAACAGCACTAGGAACAATTACAAAGACTGCTGTAATATTTAACTTTCAAGCTGTGGCAAATCAATACAGTCGTGTTAGAACAATTAAAATACCACGAGCAGCATAATGACTACAGTAGCAGAAAGAACAATAGACATACCGTTTGAAAGTAGGAAAGTGTATATTCCTCGTGGTACAACTTCAGATGACAGAACGGTACTGATTAAGTTTGAAAGCAGAACTGTTTATATAGAAAGACAATCTACATCTGCTGAACGTACTGTGATGGTAACGGAGTTATACTAAATGTCGTATCGCTGGCCTATTAAAGATAAAGATGAAACACTGGACTACAGCGTAGACTGGTCACGATTTCTTGATACTGCAACAATTAGTTCTGTAGAATGGCATGTGCAAACAGACAGCATAGGTAAAACACTCCTTGCATCTGGTCAAGACTTAACAACAGCTTCAAGGTGGTGCAGTTACTGACAGTATTCAAAATGTTTCTCAATCAAATACAACTACTGTAGCTACTATTAATCTTGGTAGCGGTGTAAACAATAGGGAATATACATTTACATGTCGCATGACAGATAGCACAGGCAGTACTGCAGAGCGTACCATTAAGCTACGTATTAGAGAGAAGTAAAACATATGGCATATGATTTTCTTGGCCTAGTAAACGATATTAACAGACGCTTAAACGAAGTTGAACTTACGTCTGTAAATTTTGCTACTGCCGCAGGTTTTTATGGGCAAGCAAAAGATGCAGTCAATGCTTCAATTCGTTACATCAATCAATCACAGTATGAATGGCCTTATAATCACGTAGAACAAGAGGACACCCTATCTGTTGGTGTTTCACGTTATCCCTTTCCTACAGACTGCAAAGTAATTGACTTTGATACCTTTAGAATTAAAGAAGATACTACACTAGGTAATAACACAGTAAAATTACCTATCTTATCTTATGAAGAATATCTTGACAAGTTTGTAGATCAAGAGTATAATAGTGCTTCGACAACTGTAGGACAGGGTGTTCCTCAATTTGTATCACAAGCACCATCACTTGAGTACATCGTAACTCCTGCACCTAACAATGCTTATAAACTTATATATGAATATTACCGTATTCCAGTTGATTTAGCATTGTATGATGATGTACCGGGTATTCCTGAACGATTCAGACATATTATTGTAGACGGTGCAATGCACTACGCTTATCTTTTCCGTGGCAATACACAAGATGCGGTAGTAGCTAAAGAAAAGTTTGAAGAAGGTATTTCACATATGAAGTCTATGCTAATTAATCGCTATACTTATGTGCGTTCTTACCTCATTCAGCAAAACACTGGTGGCGGTGGTAGAACAGGGTATTCAAGGCTTCCGTTGTAATGGACAAATGGCAAACTTATCCTGTAGAATTTCGTGGTGGCCTAGTAACAAATTTAAGTCCTTTACAACAGGGCATAAACTCACCCGGTTCTGCTCGTATCCTTCGTAACTTTGAACCATCCGTTGAGGGTGGTTACAGGCGCATTGAAGGCTATGATAAGTATGACCCAGCAATTATACCGCCTTATGGTGAGCCTGTTGTACATGGAGATGGACAAAGCGGCACTGGATTAATTATAGGTGCAATACATACTACACCAGTAGCAGGTGATGGAATATCACTAGATGGTGGATTAGTAGATGGTGCAGCGCAGACAGGTACAAGTTTAGACGTAGATGGTTTAGATGTAGCACCATCAGCTAATGATACATTTACCATTGCAGGTGACACAACAGTATACACAGTCAGTGCAGCAACGGCTCTTGTAGGTACAGCATCTACTCTAACAATTACACCAGCTATTACAGTAGCACCTGCAGATAACGCAGTTCTTTCGTTTAGATATACTATAGCATCTGGTGGCGTATCTTTTGATGCTACAAATAATAGAGCAACACTTACGCTAGATCAGACAATGGTGGTTAACCCATCAAACGCAGACGTAGTTACCTTTGTAAGCACCATATCTGATTATAATGCAATTGGTGTAGCAAGCTGGGAAGACCAAGCAATTATAGCTAAAAATGCAGATGTGTTTAAAACATCCGGCAACGGCTTTACAAAAATAAATGTATACGACTACGGCGCACCACTTGTAAACGGAGCAAGTCAAACAGGAAGCAGCTTAGTTGTAGATGGCATTACAGGTATACCACAAGCAGGTGACGTATTTAAGATTGCAGGAATTGACCTTGTATATACAGTAACTGCAGACGCAACTGTAACAAGTGGGGCAGCAACATTAGCAATTAACCCAGCACTTGCAAGTAGCCCAGCAGATAATGCTGTAATTACATTTATCTCTCTCAACAGAGAAGGTGCTAACAAAGTAAGATTTGCTAAATATAATTTTAGTGGCACTGAAAAAATAGCAATTGTAGATGGTGCTAATCCACCTGCGCTATACGATAACAATGACTTTATAGTATTAAATAGCGCACCTGCAGATGTAGTAAGTGCTACACACGTAGTAGAACATAAGAAGTCATTGTTTTTTGGTAAGGGTACTACACTAGCTTTTACAGCACCATACGCTGATGACAGTTTTGATGTAGCTGCTGGTTCGGGTTCTATTAACGTAGGCGGCACAATAACAGGACTGGTTGTTTTTCGTAATCAGCTGATTATTTTTACAGAGAAAAACATTCAGCAGTTACTCGGTAACACACTTGCAGACTTTAATCTGCAGCCAATCACAAGAGATATAGGTTGCCTTGAAGGTGACACAATACAAGAGATTGGCGGGGATGTAATGTTCCTTGCACCAGATGGGTTAAGACTTTTAAGTGCAACAGAACGAATTGGCGACTTTGGACTTGCTTCAGTATCTAAAGTTATTCAGCCAAACATGACTAAGTTTATTGCAGCAAACACAAACTTTACTAGCTGTGTAATTCGTGAAAAGTCACAATACAGAATATTAGGCTTTAACACTAACATTACACAAGAAAATGCTCAAGGCATTATTGCCACACAGTTTGCTGAACAAGGCGGTGCTGGTACAGGATTTGCAGAAACACGTGGTATACGTGCTTATGTAGCAGACAGTAATTACAATGAAGCCGTAGAGGTTGTACTGTTTGCAAATGATGATGGTTATCTATATCAAATGGAAGCAGGTAATAGTTTTGACGGACTTAATATCCAAACTACATTTGCTACACCGCATTTGCCAATTCAAGACCCACGAGTACGCAAGACATTTTACAAATTATTTCTTTACACAGACCCACAAGGTAGTGTAAACTTTGATGTAAGTCTTAAACTAGATTTTGATACACAAGGAACTATTCAGCCTGCTCCAATTTCATTTGCAAACACATCTGGTGTTGTAGGTTTTTACGGAGGAGGCACATTTGGAACTACAAGCTACGGAACAAAACTGTTAAAGTTATTTGAAACACAGATTGTAGGTTCAGGATTTGCCGTTTCATTTCAGTTTGAATCAGACGGCACAGACCCACCATTTTCACTGGATGCAATCACAGTTGAGTATGGTATTCATGACAGAAGGTAGAGGACACTATGGGTACAGGCTACACTCGTAACGACACCAGTAATAACATTGCTGATGGTAACATTATTAATGCGTCAGACCTTGATGGTGAATTTGATGCGGTAGAATCCGCATTTAACTCCAGTACAGGTCATACGCACGATGGCACAGCCGCAGAAGGTGGAGCAATCACAGTTGTTGGTCCAGTACAAGACCTTGTTGTAAGTGCCACCGAAGTTAAACCAAAAACAACAAATACACTTGACTTGGGTACATCAGCTTTGTTGTACAAAGATGCGTACCTGCAAGGCAATATGTATTTCCGTGATACTGCACTTAAAATTGTATCTAGTGCAGATGGTCAACTTGATATTGATGCCGATGTTGAACTGGAACTTGTAGCCCCCACAGTTGACATTGATGCCTCTACCGCTGTAACTATTGACACTGCCACACTCACAATCACAGGTTCTGCTAATGTAGTTGGTGACCTAGACGTTGACAATATCAACATCAATGGCAACACCATCATCAGCACAGACACCAATGGCAACATTGCCCTGACACCTAATGGAACAGGCGAAGTTGACATCAGCAAAGTAGACATCGACAGTGGTGCTATTGATGGCACTATTATCGGTGCATCTTCTGCTGCCGCAATTACAGGTACTACAATTACAGGTACATCCTTTGTGACATCAGGTGATATGACCTTTGGCGACAACGACAAGGCTGTCTTTGGTGCTGGGTCTGACCTTGAAATTTATCACGATGGCACTGAAAACGTAATAGACAGCAACGCAGGCACATTGGTTTTGCGTTCTGCTGGTGCTGGAACTATTGAAATGCGTGACCAAAGTTCACAGGTTTTAGCACAATTTAATGATAACAGTGACGTAAAGTTATACTATAATAACAATGAAAAACTCGCCACCACCGCCACAGGCATTGATGTCACAGGCACAGCAGTCACAGACGGCCTCACAGTAGCTGGTAATGTCAGTGTTGACGGCGGCACAATCAAGCTGGACGGTAACTATCCGACTGGTACAGGCAACGTGGCGTTGGGTGATGCTGCGCTTGATGATGGCAGCTTATCTGGTAGTTACAACACTGCTATAGGTGGGAATGTTCTTACTTTACACACTAGTGGCAGTTACAACACTGGAACTGGTTATGGTGCTTTAGCTAGCAACACAACAGGGTCTAGTAATGTATCCGTTGGTACTAACTCTTTACTAAACAACACCACCGCCAGCAACAACACTGCGATAGGTTATGCCGCACTCTTCGCAAACACCACTGGCGCATCCAATACGGCGGTTGGTTCGGGTGCTATGCAAAATACCACCACAGGGGCAACAAATGCAGCCTTTGGTAAGGATACTTTGGCTGTAAACACTACTGGCACAGATAACTCTGCGTTTGGACAGGGGGCTTTATACAGTAACACGACTGCAAATAACAATACGGCTGTTGGTAAATCGGCACTAAACGCAAACACCACTGGTGCAGGAAACGTAGGGCTTGGAGCCTACGCAATGCAAGCAACAACAACTGGGCAGCATAACGTCTCTGTTGGTCTTAGTTCAATGTATTATAATACAACAGGCCAATACAACGTAGCCATAGGCACATCTGCGCTTGAAAGAAACACCACCGCATCCAACAACACAGCAATTGGATATCAGTCTGCCTATAGTAATACTACTGGTTCGCCTATAACTGCTATAGGTCGCAAAGCACTCTACAGCAACACCTCTGGTGCAGATAATACAGCATTAGGTCGTAACGCTTTATTTTACAATACTACAGGAGCAGACAATACTTCTTCTGGTAATGAAGCTATGCAAGCTAACACTACAGGTAGTTTTAATACAGCATATGGCTCTGATGCCTTGAGAGCAAACACCACCGCAAACAACAACACCGCTGTGGGCTATCAGGCTGGGTACAGTATTACTACTGGTGGAAACAACGTACTACTCGGTTTGCAAGCTGGCTTAACAAGTACAACTGGTGGTCAAAACGTATTTATTGGAGATAGACCTGCGTTTGAAGGTGTAGTAACAGGAAGCAACAACGTTGGCATTGGCTCATTTTCGTTAAGAAGAGCAACCAGTGCTACTATAAATGTTGGTGTCGGCGACCAAACTCTTCAGGCAACTACGACAGGCAACTACAACACTGCTTTAGGTGGTCAAGCACTGTATTCCAACACTACCGCATCCAACAACACGGCAGTGGGTTATCAGTCGCTAGATGCAAACACTACTGGCGGGTTAAATACTGCTGTTGGTTCAACCGCTTTGTCTGCGGTAACAACAGGCAATAACAACACTGCTGTCGGTGCGTTTGCTTTGGATGCTTCAACAGGTTCTGGAAATACTGGAGTTGGGTCTGGTACTTTAGGAAGTTCAAGTAACTCCGCAAATAATAATACTGCTGTGGGTTTTGATGCTATGAACGGTACGACATCAGGACATTCAAACGTAGCTATAGGACATGTAGCATTTGACGCAAACACAACAGGCTATCAAAACGTAGCTGTAGGTCGTCACGCTCTTGGCGCAAACACCACTGCAAATTTGAACACTGCTCTTGGTAATGAGGCACTGTTTGCAAACACTACTGGCACGTTAAATACTGCTGTTGGCGCACAGGCACTTGACGCAAACACCACCGCAGGCAACAATACGGCTGTTGGTTATGCAGCTATGTCCTTAAACACAACAGGCGCACAAAATACAGCACTTGGTCGTCAAGCCCTCTACTCCAACACCACCGCATCCAACAACACGGCAGTGGGGTATCAGGCTGGTTATTATGTAACCACAGGTTCTAAAAACACCATTGTCGGTGTCTACAACGGCAATCAAGGTGGCCTAGACATCCGCACATCCAGCAACAACATCGTGCTGTCAGACGGCGATGGTAATCCTAGATTTTCAGGTGATGCTGTTGGTAGATTTTACCTTAGGCATAATGGTGCAGCCCCATCCACAGGAACTCCTGCTGCGTTAAACATTAGACGGAGTGACACTTCTAGAATTATCGCTACACAAAATGGGTCAAGTGATACACTTCAATATCATCATGTTTTTCTTAACACCTCCGCTAGTATTGTAGGTACCATTGCTGTAAACTCATCTGCTACTGCCTACAATACATCATCCGACTACCGCCTCAAGGAAAATGTAATTGACTTAACTGGCGCAGCAGACCGTGTTCAGCAACTTGCACCAAAGCGGTTTAACTTCATCGCAGATACCGACAAGACTGTTGACGGTTTTCTTGCCCACGAAGTCGCTGATATTGTGCCAGAAGCAATCACAGGTGAAAAAGATGCAGTTGACGAAGATGGCAACCCAGAATATCAAGGGATAGATCAATCTAAAATCGTTCCACTGCTAACCGCAGCATTGCAGGAAGCACTAACAAAGATTGACGCATTAGAGGCTAGAGTAGCCGCACTTGAGTCCTAATAATTTACAAGGAGTATAAAATGGACGAACTAACAGCAGAACAAATCGCACAGCACTACACAGCAATGGGTCACAGCGTTGACCTCATCAATGCTATCATTGCTGGTGAGGCTATGGCAGACGATGATGCAGCAGATAAGCAGGACTGTGTAAACAGGAATGTTGAGCATCTGGAACTCATGGTTGCTAAGGACTTCTGGGGTTCAGAAGACATGACAGCAGCCAACGCCGCTATCTCTGCTGGCAACTCCTACACAGCGTAGGGGTTGACCAGTGGAAATGACCAGCTTGATAGACATGTTACTTGGCCTAGTGTTGGCTGGTGGTGCGTGGTGGGCTAATGGCGTGAGCCAAGAACAAAAGCGCATCGAAATCTTGTTGAATAAAACAAGAGAAGACTATGCAACTCGCATGGAACTACGTGACGATATGCGGCAGGTCATGGAAGCCTTGCATCGTGTAGAGGATAAGTTGGACAAAGTATTGAGTAGGGATTAAGTGAATGGCAATGTTTAAAGCATTTAAGCCTAGTGGCATGGAAAAGATAGCACGTTCTATGGGCTATCAAGGTAATATGCAAGGGTTTCAAGATTACTTGGCTACTAACCCTGCTCAACAGCAACAGATGGAGTTGTACACCAACAAAGCTATGCAAATGGCTAAAGGCGGCTATGCAAAAAATAAAAAAGTAAAGTATTTTAAGAATGGTGGTGGTACTGAAGGCGATGGTCCAACTGATGCAGCAAAGCATTACTTTATTCCAGACCCAAGCGACCATAAAGAGTCTATAAGAATACGTGTTGGCTCTAGGCAAGACACTGCTGAAGCTAGAAGTAGAACAGGGTACAGTGAAGACACTGCCCTTGCTTTTAAACAGTTAAAACCTTACGAAGTTCGTGTAGCTGAATATGAAGCACAGAAAAAACAAGGGCAAGAAGATTTACTTGCCCAACAACAAAAAGACTATGATGCTGCTATGCAACGTAGAAAGGAAGAAGAAGAGCGTCAAAAACAGATAAACGATCCATCTAAAATGGTTGCAAAAGGTATTTATAAAGAAAACCCTAGACCTGATATTATAAGAATGAACCCCGCTGTAGAAGCACCAGATGGTTTTCAGTATGCTTATAATGAAACTGGTGAGCGTATCACTGTGCCTATTGATTTTGGCGGTTGGACTAGTATTTCGGATTCAAATCGACAGCAACAAAAACCTGCTATAACACCTGAACAACAACAACAACAATACTCACAACAAGTTGCTGCTCAGATGCAAAATAGGATGGGTGGTAGGTACGTGCCTGATGGGCCGCAATATGTCATGGTTGGCAACCCTCCCGCAACAATTCCAAATGACCCGCTTAATCCAAAGTTCGATGGTAGGTACGTGCCTGATGGGCGGCAAAATCTCATCGTTGGCCACCTGCCCGCAACAATTCCAAATGACCCGCTTAATCCAGAGCCTGCTACATACAAACCATCACTGCCACCTATTTATCAAGCACCTTATTTATCAGGTACTAGATTTACCCCTGTAGGCCAGTATGTACAAGACCCTAATACTGGGCAACCTGTAGCACAAGCTTATACACCACTTAATCAAGGCTATGGTGCAGCGGCAACTAACTTCCAACAACAAATACAGGGTGGTTATGGTACAAATACAACAAATACAGATATATCTGAAACAACACTAACACAAAATAGAGGCGGCTATGTCGAACCACAGAAGTTTGCAGTAGGTGGTAGTGTTACAAACCCTGCTGGCACACAAGCTGGTACACCCGTATACACAGGCGCAAGTCCAACACAATATACCACAACACCCGCAACTTATTATCAACCCGGAGATGATATTCCAGAAGGTAAAAAAGCTGGCGATGAAAAAACACCAGAAGTAAAAAATGCTGTTCCGGGTGTAGCACAGTTTAGTGTAGAGCAAATGTATAACCCTGCGCTTCCTGTTGGTGGTGTTACTATTGCCGCACAAACACAAACAGACCCAAGACAGAATATTGCTACAGGTACAGGTGAATTAACAGGTCAAGTATCAGTTCCTACAGCTACAGCTACTACTGCGCAGGCACAAGGAATAACACCTACAGATGCTAACGTGATGCAGGCTGCACAAGCTGCACCGGGTGTAGACAGCGCAATGAACGCTACACAAGCTGCACAGGCTAATCCTCAAGACCCTCGTGCGCAGATTACTGCAGCACAACAAACTGCCTCATCAGTGGGTAATTTACAGGCTGCACAAGGTAATGCTTCACTTATTAACAATCCTGTACAACGTCAGATACAATCAGGTGAGTTGATATCAGGTGTAGCTGACGCACAGGTAGCTTCACAGTTTACTGAGCAAATTCAAGCTGCACAAGCTACGCCTTCACAGCAAGCTACTGTACAGGGGCAACTGAGCAACCTGATGCAACAGTTTCAAGGTGGTAACACACCAGCTTGGGCTGCAGGTGCTATGCGGAGTGTTACTTCCGCTATGGCAGCTAGGGGTTTAAGTGCATCTAGTCTTGCAGGACAGGCAATGGTGCAGGCTGCTATGGAAAGTGCATTGCCTATTGCACAGGCCGATGCTCAAACACAAGCACAGTTTGAAGGTCAGAACTTATCTAACAGACAGCAACGTGCTATGCTTGCTGCACAACAACGTGCGCAGTTTATGGGTCAGGAGTTTGACCAAGCGTTCCAGTCACGTGTACAAAACTCTGCACGTATTGGTGACATAGCTAACATGAATTTCACTGCTGAACAGCAGGTACAGCTAGAGAACTCACGTGCTGTGAATACAATGAACCTGAACAACCTGTCTAACTCACAGGCAATGGTCATGGCTGAAGCTGCTGCACTGGCACAGCTAGATACAGCTAATCTAAGTAATCGCCAACAGTCTGCAGTGCAGAACGCACAAAACTTTTTGTCGGCTGACATGGCTAACTTGTCTAACAGGCAGCAGACTGAACTGTTTAAAGCACAGCAGCGTGTACAGTCTTTGTTTACAGATCAAGCTGCTACTAATGCTGCTGCACAGTTTAATGCAACCAGTCAAAATCAGGTTGACCAATTCTTTGCGAGTTTAGGTTCACAAGTATCACAGTTTAATGCCACACAGCAAAATGCACAAGCACAGTTTAATGCAGGTCAAACTAATACTGTTAATCGTTTTAATGCTGAACTGAATAATCAACGTGATCAGTTTAACGCACAGAACCAGCTTGTGATTGCACAGTCAAATGCACAATGGCGTAGGCAGATTGCTACTGCAGATACTGCAGCAGTTAATCGTGCTAATGAATTAAATGCTAATGCTGTTCTTGATATTAGTAAAAATGCTTACGATAATTTGTGGACATTTTATGGTGATACAATGGAATGGGCATGGAAATCTGCAGAAAATCAGATTGATCGCGTAAATGCATTGGCAATTGCTGAATTAGATGCGACCACACGTCAACAAATAGCAGATGAACAATCACAAACTGCAGCAGGTAATGCCGTAGGATCATTAATTAGTACAATTGCCGGATCATATTTCTTTGGTATGTGTTGGGTAGCACGTGAAGTATATGGCAAACAAGATGTTCGTTGGTTGATATTCCGCACTTGGCTAAAATATGAAGCACCTAAATGGTTAAACAAACTATATGAAAAACATGGTGAAAATTTTGCAGAGTTTATTAGTGACAAACCAGCACTTAAATGGGTTGTACGTAAGTTGATGGATAAGGTTGTAGCCAATAAAAAACCCTTGACTTTTAATACAGAATATGTAAAACTAATAAACACGAAAGAGGTATAATTATGTCAAGACAATTTAACGCTTCTCTAGCATCCTATAATAAACTAATTCGTATGATGGATGAAATACCAGCAGAAAAGCAGCCCGCAAAAAGTATAGGTCTATTGTCACCATCACGTAGTAAAAGTGATACTAATAAAAAAGATATGTCACAACCTATAAATCGTATAATTAAACATTTTAATACTATCAAGAGTAAAAGGGGTGAATTAAATGGTTCTTGAAGATGTAACCTCAATGTTTGACGCACCTATACCGGGTGAATCATTAACAATTGAACTTGGTTCACGCCCGTGGCAACAAGCGTCTGAAATGTCTACAGTTGATGAGGCCATTGAATATTATATGGAACGGCTGTCAACTGATGAATTTATGAACCAGTTGATGGATGTGCTTGAGTTAGGTGTACCAATCACTAGTATTGTCAATACTATGCAACTTAACTCCGTGATGGAAGGTGTCCATTCTGTAGATGTAGGTGTACTGGTTTCTCCGCTTCTTGTTGAAATGATTATGTATATGGCTGACATGGCAAAAGTTGAATACGTTTCAGGTTTGGAAAAGCCGGATACTAGTGATAAACTTGCGCCAACTAAAGTTGCAAAAATGATGAGTAAGTTTAAACAAGAAGTTGAAGATGTTGACATACAAGAGGAGTCTTCTGTAGAAACTCAAGAAGAAGAAACAGAAGAGCCTAAAGGTCTTATGGCACGGAGAAAATAATGGGATTTGGAACTGGATTAGCAGCTGGCCTAGCATCTGGGTTTGAAAAAGTAGTAGAAAGAAATCAGGATAGTATTCGTGATAGCATGTCACGTGCCGAAAAGTATATGTATGAAAGATATGGTCAAGAGCAAGCTGCTGAAAGAGAAAAAATAGAAAAAGCAGAAGAGGCCGTTAAGCGTCTTGCTAAGTATGTTGATGTAGAAAATTTACCAGAAGGCGTAAGACCAGAAGATGTTGCGTCTGCTTGGTTTGTAAAATCTGGTGGTAGTATTTCTGAAGCAGAAAAGATGGCAGATCGTCTTAGTGATGCTGAAAGTTATCTGGGTGCGGATGCAGCAAAGCTAACATTTGCTAAAGCACGTAACACTGGAATGACTGTTCGTGAGATGGTTAAATCTACTATCCGTCCACCTGATCTGGATTATATCCGTGGTCCACAGAAAACTATGAAGAGTTTGTTTGGTGAGGTTGATATTACTGCCGAAGCACAAAAACGTGCAGGCGTTCCAACTGATGTGCAAACTAGAACAGCATTTGATACAGAAGGCTTTGAAGGTCTTGGTATTAAAGGTAAGTTTTATGATGTCACTGAGTATCAAACAAAACAGAAAAAAGATACAGTTGCGCTTGAGGCAGCGGAACTTGCTAACCAGCAAACTAAAAAAGAAATAGGTGAAATTAACACATTTGATGATAATCAAATACAAGAATTTTTTGATAGGTCTAACAAAACAGCAGCAAGTATAACAGGCAATATTAATTCTGTAACTGGTGAGCCTGAGTTTAAAGGTACAGCAGACGCATATTCTCAAGGAAGAACCGTATACGAAAAAACACTTCAAAATTTAACTAAAGAAATGCTTAGAACAAATTCGTTTGGGGTTAAAACTAACGATTCTACTTTTAGAGGGGTGGCGCAACAAGTGCTTCCTTTTTATCCGGGAGGTTTTGCACCAAAGGGTAACCCCGGAGAAATGGATATAGGTAAAGTGTATACTTTACCAAAAGAAGACGGTAGTGGTCCTAGAACTATACTATGGTTAGGTAGTGAAGATAACATTTTTGAGATAAATTAAAATGGCATTAAATTATTACACACAACAAGAGTATGATGCTTTATCTACTGATGTTACTCCACCTGCTGCTGTTGAACCAGCGCAGGAAACGCCACAAGTAGATAAACCAAAACTTCAATATTATACTGAGGAAGAGTTTACAAATCTAGGTGGTGTATCTACACAAACTGTACAAGAACCTATTATATCGACAGAAGAACGCCTTGCACAAGAGCCTGTAGAACCTAGTGAGCCTCGTTCCAGAAAAGAGATGGAACAGGACGAAGAACTCATGTCTGACATAAAGCAGCATCTAAAAGATCGTTATGACATTGATGCTGATGAACGTATTCCTGATTTCTTCACTGGCTACCTTTTTGGTGGAGATGAAGTAAATAACGAAGAAATACTTGAACAGTATATGGATCGTTGGCGTATGATGACTGGCAACACTATGGATGCTGGTTTTGAAATCTCATGGTTAAGCGATCTTGAAGATAAAGAAAATGCTGCAAGAAAAGCTGCTGAAGCTGGTGATGATAAAGCAGCAGAACAAGCAAATCAATACGCCGAACAACGGGCCAGAGCATTACGTGTGTACCAACGTGCAGACGAAATGGCTGGCCTTTTTGGTTCTAAGCGTTATGAAGGTATGTCAACTCTAGAAGCGATTGGTGAAATAGGTGAAACCGTAGGCGTTAATGTTGTCGCTGCTGTATCTGATCCTGTATTTGCAGCTACAGCTTTTGCTGGTAAAATTGTTGGTCTTGGTGCGTCTGCATCTGGTGCAAGTCTTAAACAAGCTATCTTGAAAGCTGCAGGAACAGGTGCTGCATTAGAGGCTGTTGCCTCTGCAGGTACTGATGTAATGGTACAGCAAATGGAAATTGAAATGGGTGCTAGGGATAGCATTGATTACAAGAGAACTGCTGCAGTAGCTAGTATTGCTGCTACAACTGCAGGTGTAGTATCTGGTGTAGCAACTAGAAATGCAACCACACGTGTGGACAAAGTAACTCGTGGTGAACTTACAGAAGCACTTAAAACTCAAAAAGAGGCACAGTTAAAAGTAGCTAAAGAAACACAGAAGAAACTTAGACAAACTTCAACGGATATTCGTGAGCAGCTTGCCGCATCTATTGAGGAAACTTATGGTAAGGAAGCTATCATTAGACACTCTAATGGTAATGTAAAAGAACTTAACTCAAAGTTTATTCGCGAATCGGAAGACGCTAATGGTTTGTACAAACAAATAGAAGTAGATGATCCAGACTTTATTGATCCAGCTATGAGTGTAAATACATTTGAGCGTGTAGTTGCGTCTACTGCTGAATTATTCGATGGGGTAAAAAAAGGTACAATTAAACTAACAGATGAGATTACAGGTGAGCCACTAAATAAGAAACAGCTTAGTGCTTTAACATCTAAATTACAGCCGGGTGAAATGGTAAGTGAACGTATGCTTACTATTCTAAAGAATACAGCCGACAGTGAATCAAACGACATAGTTGTACAAATGCTAGGTAAGTATGGCATTACTCGCAGAGAAATAGCTGCTGTAATGTTTGCTGACGCAAGTAAAGCGGGTCAGAAACTTAATCGTTTGTCACAGCTTAGTCGTGTCATTGGACGTGCTGGTAGAATTAAAACTGCAGGTGAAGTAGCAGAAGATGCAGAAGCCGCTGTTACAGATAAGCTAGGTTCCACGTTTCGTAGACTGGAAGACCTTCGCCGCTTGACACTTGTTAGTGGTGTGGCTACCGCTGCACGAAATTCTATAGGACAAGTAATTCGTTCTGGTGTAGACACTCTTGTTTATGGATTTGAAAGTGCAATTAACCCGAATAAAAAGTTCGGCTTTAAAAATACTTTTGCGCAAGTATCTAATACATTTTTTAATTCTGATGATTCTGCTACTATGGCTCAGTTCTTACTTGATCATGCGCCAGAGCAGAAAGCAAGATTTTATAATATGTATTCTGAAATCACAAACAAGCTTGCTAAAAAGAATCCCGGTCAAGCGTCTATGGCTTCTAAATCCAATGGTCTGCAAAGTGAATCACCTATACTTGATACTTGGGAAAACACAATCACAACATTAAACTTTTTTAACAGGTTTCAAGAAGCTGTATATCGTAACGGTGCATTTACTACGTCAATACAACGTCAACTCTTTGATAAGGGTGTAGACATGCTTGATGTGCTAAAGAATGGTACGATTACAGAAAACATTCCAGAAGACATGATTGCGAAAGCAGTAGATGATGCTCTTGAGTTTACTTATGCAAGTCAACCTAAAACTGGATTATTTCAATTAGCTAATAACTTTATTGTTAAATCAGGCTTGACATTAGCAATGCCATTCCCACGTTTTATGTTTAAAGCGATTGAAAACACATATAACTACAATATTACAGGTGCAGGAACTGCGATAACACGTATGTTACTCCAAAAGTCACGTGGTCAACAAGTAACTGATGGTATGTATCGTCAGCTTGCAGAAGGTGTTGCTGGCGGAATACCTATGATTACTCTTGGTTATACGCTACGTGATCCAGAAAATGGTATGGCTGGTTCTGATTGGTATATGTTACAGGATGGTAAAGGTAATGAGTTTGATGCACGTCCATACTTTCCGCTTACTCCCTACCTTTTAATTGGTGAAGTTATTCACAGGTATACGGATGACAGACCTATACCAGATAAAATCAATACACAGGAATTATTAGAAGGATTCACTGGTACTAACTTCCGTGGTGCTGGGCCAATAGCTAAGATGACTGAAGATTTATTCAAAGCCATTGAAACAGGCGGTGATGATATGGGCTTTAAGTATAGCATGGCTACACTAGGTGAGTATCTAGGTGAGGCAATCAGTGGATACGGACAGCCGTTATATCAATTTGCAGACGTAGAAGTATTCGGTGATATGAATCAGCGTAAAAAAGATTACAATGAAGACCCAGACTATAAAGATGGCGTTGATGGTTTCTTTGAAGGCTTCTCAAGACCCTTTGAGAAACGTATTGGACGTATCTTTGAAAATTATAGTGATATGATGTCAGATAAACCAGATATGGCTGATCCACGTTTTTCCGATCCACAGAATCGTGTAATGCCATTTATGAAACTAATGTTTGGTGCCACATTCACCCGTGTACCACCTAAATATGTACTGGATTTAAACCGCATGGGTTTATCCTACCGTGACTTTATGACTAGTACAGATACGCCATCACTTAATCGTAATATGAATAGGGAAATGGGCTACATGATGAACATGGAGATGCCAGAGTATTTGAAAACTCTTCGTGAAGAGTACAAAGATCAGCCAGATACAGAACAGATGGTAGCTAACGGTGTAAAGCAGTATATAAGTAGCACTAAATCTCTACTGTATAAGTTTGAACAAACTAAAGATGATCAAAGTGGTAAAGCCGCACTTATGAATAAATATAAAAGAATGTCGCCCTACTCACGTATCGCAGCAATGCAACAGTATAAGAAAAGATTTGGAGATGAAGAGCCAACTACAGTTGAAGACTGGATGGAACTAAATAATATGGCTGCACAAGTAAGAACAAATGTAAAGTCAATAATAGGAAGATAAGTAAAAAAGGGGGCAATTAAGCCCCCTCTTTCATAACAGATTAGTAACCCATATCATGACAAAACTATTACTACCTGTTATCCCCACTACCACCTAGCTTACCTCTGGCTTGTCTATCTGCCAGCTTCTCAATATTATCTTCCATAACCTTGCCTAGATTAACACCTAGTTCTCGTGACAGTACAGCTATGTACCAGCATACGTCACCTAGTTCCTTTGTAATCTCTGCACGTTTAGCTGGGTTATCACCATCACGTATTAGCTTCTTAGCCTTGTTAGCAATCTCACCTGCCTCACCCGCCAGTCCTAACGTCAAGTACGCTAGGGCTGTTTCTTTTGGAAAGATAGCTGTGCTACAAGCTTTGTGTTGGTAGTCTGCTGCTGTAATGCTACTCATTTGTTTCTCCTTCATCCACTGTTTAACTTCCTGCTCTAGCTTTTTCATTACGTTGTACCTTCTGTAGATTCACATGATAGGCAGTGTTCCAACCTCTATGCCACTCCCTTGCTTGCATTGTATTTGAATCAATTGGGCAGGTCAGTCTACCTTTCCTAAAGGCTTCCTGACCCCACTCAAATTGAATACGTAATGGTGCATCATACTTACTCAGTCCATTACGCCGCACTGTCTTCACCTTCTTCTGTTTTTGGTTCAGTCACAGAAGCTACCAGCATCTTAGTGAAAGCATCTTGTGCTACAACAAGTTGATCTAGGTCAAACCTAGCCTGTGCAGTCTTGCTGTTCAATGAAGCAACGTGATTAACCATAGCCTTCTGGTTATCTTCTAGTTCTTCAAAGTCGTACTCTTTACCATCAATGGTAATCATTCGGTTATCATCATTCATTTTCATTCTCCTTTTCTTTCTGTTTAAGTTTGTGCGCTTTACCCACTGATATATTATATTTATCAGATAGTTTACGAATAGTCAATCCTTTTTTTACATCTTTGTAAAAACTTTTAGTGTTTATTTTAATTTCCGGCCTACCTTGTTTAACTTTGTTATGTCGTTTTTTAGGCAATACATATTGTTTTTTAAACCTATGCTTAAAGAACACGATAACATTAATTACTGTGTTGACAGTGATGGCTGTTAATAACCACCACTGCCACCAATTAGGCCAATTTGTACTGTCTATCATGCTGCTGCGATGTCAACTATTTCACACACCCCTGCAGTACAGGCTAACTCACGCCCACCTGAAGTGGTGTCCTCTTTTTCAAAGTCACTCAGCTTAGACCAGTCAACCTTCTTAGGCATCTTCTTCTTGAACTCAGCGTACTGTTCAGCATCAATGTCCTGATACGGTGCTTGCTGGTATGTGTGTTCACTGAATGGTAGGAAGCTGATGCCACTCACCTCATCAAAATGTTCGTACACCCAAGCACCTACATCCATCCACTCATTCTCTTTGACTGAGATAGTGACTGAAGGTTTGTGTTCACACCAGTGACGCTGATAAGTGAGCCACAGTTTAAGCTGTTCAATGGCAGTCATTGCAGTACGTGTTACTGCACCTTTAGGTGACTTCATCGGGAAGCTAAACACTGTAGTGCTATCAGGCTTCATTACGTCAGGCTCCGCTGGGATACCTTCAGCAACCAAGAACTGTGTCAGTGGGTCTTTGTTGTCGCCACGTACTGTACGGATGTAGTACGGATTGTGACGTGCATGAATACCACTGGCTGCATCAGTAAGCTGCGACACAGTACCACTAGGCTTGACACAAGTGACAGCAGTAGACTGTGGTATTTTAAGCTGCTTAGATATAGCTTCGTTAACAATCACTGCCTCTGCACGTAATATTTCAAGTGCAGTTTCTAGCTTACCACCTGAAGTAGCAGTCAAGGAATTGTCCATGATGCCTGTCAGTGACACGCCCAACAACCGTTCTTCTTCAGTATTCTTCTGCCAAATCTTACGCAGATACTTGAAGTTAGTTAGTGTTGCTTGGAATGTACCCAAGATTGTAGCCAATCGTACCTTCTCTTTTAGTGTAGCAAGAGTATCTGACTCACGTACTACTACCTCAGACAAGTTACAGAACTGGTACGGACGCAAGATAATTTCACTGCAAGGGTTGCAACCAAAATCATGTTCTGTTTCACGTCTACCATTCTTTTCAGCCTGCTTCTTAGCTGACTGCCTGTTGAAGATGCCACGCTCACCTGACTTGCTGTCGTACAACGATAGCCACTCACGCATGAATGTACCCATCTCAGGCTTAGTCTTGTATGCCACAGAGTTATTAGCCAATGCACGTTGACCTTCATTCTCCCACCACTGACCTGACTTGGCATGTGCCATCTGGTCATCGTTAAGATTAGACAATGAAATCAATGCACTACGGCGTACACCACCGACAACTACAACCTCACCAATCTTACACATGATGTCGTGACACTCGATTGGATACAGCCTACGTCCAGCAGCACCCTTGAACTTTTGAATACAGAACTCAAACAATTCAATAAGGGGCTGTGGACCTGATGCACGACCACCAAATGTTTTTAGCCGTGCGCCAGCAGGACGTACTTCGCTGACATCGAACTTAGGTACTTGTCCACTGTACAACATAGCAATCAGTTCTTTGAGTGACTTAGCCCAACCCGGACGTGAATCACCTACCTTAATTACTGTGTCTGTATCGTGAAACTCTTCACTAACCATAGGTAGCTTCTCAATACAGTGACGCTCAACGCTGAAACCAACGCCAGTGCCACACATTAAGATGTACATAGACTCGTCAAAGGCACGAGGGCTATCTACAGGTACGTATGAACAGTTGTATCCACCTACGTGACAACGATCCAGTGCTGGCCCAGCAGTCATCAATGCCCTCATTGAAGGCATGATAGACTGGTTGAGTACAGCTTCTTCCAGTTCACCTCTTAGTGAGTCTGGTAGCTTATAACCATTGTTACTTAGTAGATGCTTAGACATGTAGTCAAAGTATCGTTGTACAGTTTCACTCCAAGTTTCTCTTCGCTGCTCATCTTCTTTCCATCGTGCATAACGTGAAAGTGCTATAAAGTTTTGGTAGTCTGTTGGTAATTGATTGCTTATCATGTTGGTTACTCCGTAATTGTTTTCATGTTTCTAATAGTAGCACCTTCTATATCATAGAAATATTCTTGGATGCTCTCTTCTAGTTCCTCTCCAACCATTCCATCGGCAGGTACAGGATACTCCTCATCATCAATGTCAATAGTAATAAACATCTTAACTCTTATCACTTGCCATTACCTCTTCAATTAACTTATCCAAGTACCACTTGGCTTTTTGCAAATCCTCTAACGGTTTATCCTTGTAATCAAAACGCCAGAGATATTTCATAATGTTACCCTGTAGGTAGTATTTAAAACCTGTATCAGTAGCTGCAGATATAGCGTGAATACACTCAATACCTGTTTGATTATAATGTGGTGGGCTATTAACCATATCTACTTTCTTATCAGGCCATGCAGTTTTACCTACTTTTTCTTGTTCCATCATCAGTTTCATATATTGTTCGTGTCTACTCATGCTGAACCCCCTGTCTTTGTGTTAAAGTGTAGGTGTATTACGTTACCATCATAAGTCTTTTCTACACCTGCTTCTTCCTCTAGTTCTACATCAATATCCATCTCCGTGTCAATAACTTTTGACACATATTCATGTACAATATTGCGTAGTTCTTCCACCTCTTCCATAACAGGTACGGAAGCACACATCATTTTAGTAAAGTGCATGATCTGATAATAGTCCTCATCATCCATAGGATTGTCAGGCATAGCCATAATAGATATATCAACCTCACCTGACCACCTACCTTCGTCATTAGCAAATGGCCTGACACGGATAAGGAAATCTTCCTCGTTTACTTCTTCAGCTAGTTTCTCCATCATATTCATAGTTATCTCCTTTTCACTTTTGTGCCGCCAAACTTAATAAACTTTGGATGCTTGTTCTTGCCTTTTTCCTTCAACCAGTCTTCAGGAATAATCCTGTCATAGTATCTAAAGCCGTATTTAATACACCATTCACCATAGGTAGACTTTGCACCCTTACGTAACTTTCGTCTGCTACTCTCAAACACAAAACGAATATCTAGTTTTGGATGTTGTTTTTTAATAGCCAAATGTTTTCGTCTATCTGCTGCAGTGAACATACCTTTTGTTTCAATAATAATTCCGTTGGACAGCACGAAGTCCGGTGTATAAGTTCTGTATGCTAGGTCTTCCCATTCAATCTTAACTGCCTCATACAAGAAATCAACTTTATGTTCTTTGAGGTAATCAGATACTTTTAGTTCAAGACCACTACGATACCCATATTTACGTGCTGCCCTAAATTGTTTAGCGTTAGGCAATAACTTCTCCAATATAGCTTACTATAGGTGGGTTCTTTGCCTGTGACTTTACAGATGGACGCTCAGTAAGACTATCCCAACAATCAAAACGGTAGTTACAAAATCTGCATCCATCATTAAGGACTTTATTACCTGTGGGCTTTCCACGAAAAGTTTCAGGCACTGGTTCAAAACATCTTTCAAATTTATTCTCCTTTACTGTTTCAACCGTATTTTTAATTCTCCCTACTTCTTCTTCAACATCAATACCTTTAGCTGGTACATATTTAAACTTACCATTTGCCTTGTTGACTACCCACCAGCCACCTACCTTCTTGCCAGATGCTTTTGCATAACCTGCAAGCTGTGCTACGTAGCCAAACCCATCACCACTTGCAAGGGTGTCATAGGATTCAAATTTGTTTCTGTATGACCAGTCTGAAGCTGACTTAATATCATCAACTGCACCATCAATGACAAGATCATAAGAACCAGAAACACTGTCGTCACCAAGATCAAGAGTAACTTTGTCCGTGTCTTCATATTTAACTCCTGCTTCCTTGAGTATACCCTTGAACACAGCTTCGACAATATCGCCAATCATCATGTTCATTACGAATGTTGTTGGGAAGGGTAACGCTACCTCTGGCTTGTTCTTATCATACCAGAGTTGACAGGTTGGCCTACCTACGTTTGACATACGCAGACCAAACTTATCACGCTTGTTACCCCCACCAAACTGGCGTTTTGCAGCAGCCATGACATCTTCACCAATCTGTTTGATTGTTTCAGGTGACACAGTTGAGTTGCCTTTTACAGCATCCTGAAGGTACTGATGCAATGCCAGTTCAGCGGGGTGATTCATTATGCTACCTCTTCTTCGATTTCGATGTCAACTAAATCATCTACGATTTCACTGTCACCATCTTCTAGCTTTGAGTTAACTTTGTCTGCCCAAGAATTAACAATGTACGAATTGTAATTATCAATCCAAGATACAAAATCACCAAACATCACCTGATCTTCTTGGTTAAGGTCAATGGTTTTTGTGACATCAAGAGATACCACAGGAACGAAGAAGCTATTACCATTAGGCATCTTGCGTTCATTTGTATTCGCCAAGAATGTATGCATAGGTGGAAGACGTTCCATCTTAGCAAGTTTAGTGAACACGTCACCAACCAACTTAAATGCATCACGATTGTCAATCTCCCAGATGAATGGTGTAACGTCAACTTCTACTGGTTCACCTTTAGCGTTGACCGGATCAATAAGTTCAACAGTGCCTAAGACAACACGTACACGCTTAATCTGTTTAATTAAGTCTTGTAGTTTCTCAGGTAATGCCTTGAAGTCCTGAATGTATCCAGCAGGTTTACCGCAGTTAAAACCACCATCATTATCTTTCAAGTCAGATTCCATCTTAGCGTCATCTGTCATCAAAGATTTAATGAAACGATTAGGTGCTTTAGCGTCACCCATAACAAAACGCTTATACATGAAGCGTTGAATAAAGGCACGTACCTTAACGGATGAAGCATAGTAGGTTGGCCCATCTGGGATTTCCAATTTGTATGTTCCCCCTTCTACTACTTCTACATTTACATTTTTACCGTTTACTTCAGCAGTACCCATTACTGGCGAATGGTTAATACGAAGACGTGCAAGGGAACTAGATTTATCTTTGTTCCCACCTTCTTTCGCAATACCCATCATCTTCGCCATAGCGGCATAATTATTTTGGTCTATCGTTGTAAGTTCTGTCATGTGTGTTACTCCTTTCTGTAGAGTGAATGAGGCATAGTTATATCACGCTATGTCCTTAGTGTCAAGCCAATTCGGTCCAATTTTTGCTTCTAAAAGTAGCGGCACATTAAAGTTTACACCCCAACGTGCAGCGATAAGTTTAGGTAGTACTTCATTAGTAGCGTCTATGATATTGAGTACCTGTGATTCTTCTTCAGGATGAACATCAATGACTATACTATCATGAACTGTATTCACTATACACGATTGCATACCCTTTAGCAACTCATCAATATGTAATAATGCAATCGGTACAATGTCTGCTGTAGCGAATGATTGCACAGGGTAATTCTTAATCTGTGTAAAGTGTGATACACGTCCAGTAGCCTTACGTACCACATCAGGGAACGCAAACTCACGACCACTGGGCGTGGTAATCTTTTGTGTTGTTATAGCTTCTTTAGCCAATCGGGCATGCCAAGCTGCCACGCCTTTGTATTTGCTGTTGAAATGTTCGTAGTACGCTGCTTCTGCTTTGCTTCTGCCATATCCTGTTGCGCCGTAGAGTGGTGCAAACGTATGCGCTTTCGCATCCTGCCTACTCGTAGGTTGACCAGCGGTACTAATAACTTCAGCGGTGTATGCATGTACATCAAATCCAGTAGATACTTCTTCAATTGCTACCTCATCTTGTGATAAATAAGCGGCAGCACGAAACTCTAGCTGTGCAAAGTCAGCTTCAAGTATCTTACCACCTTCAAATCGTGACACAAATACTTTCTTCACAGGAAACGTGCCGCCACGTGGCATGTTCTGCATATTAGGATCAGCGCCAGAGAAACGTCCAGTAGCTGTGCGATGCTGCAGCAGTCTTACATGCAGCTTACCGTCATGCTTTGTATGTGTCGCAATACCCTCAACAAAAGAAGATAGGTAGGTATCCACAGCACTCAGTCGGCGTACCTTGTACAGAAAATCTTCTGCATCCTTCATGCCCTTACTACGTGCGGCACCCTCAAGTATCTCAAGGTTTTGTTTACTAGTAGTGAAACCATTAGCACTTGCCCATTTAGCTGATGGTGGTTTGAACTTAAAGCCAGCCAGAACATCAGTTGGATTAAATAAGAATCCAGCAGTATCACATTCTTTGCAACGACTAGGGTTTGCGAATGGATCACCATTCTTTTTAGTCTTACGAACATAACCAGCACCATTACATGATGGACATTGCTGTGCAACAGTTTTGTATAAACGCTTCGTACCTGATGACATCATTCTATCAAATTCACTGTTTGACATATATGGGTCAATATGTGCAGCCCACTCAGTTTTATCAAGAACCTTGCGACCATAGATAACCCAAGACAATTGCTCTGGGCTGTTAAGGTTAATAGGTGTGTCACCCATCACCTTACGCACGTGTGACTGCAAGTCCGATTCAAGTTGTTTCTTTTCTTGTTCAAACTCTTGTCGTACTTCATCTAGCTTAGACAGATCAACTGCAAAGCCACGCTGATATATACGTGCAAGCGAAACACAAACCTGATTAGTTAAAGTAACAGTGTTTAGTAGTCCACTGTCAGGTAGTGTATTCAAACGATACCACAGTTTATCAGCAAGCTGCTGCGTAGCGTGTAAGTCAGCAGACAGATACTCTGACAACTCAGCGTGTGGTATATCACGAGTACTATAGCCTTTCTTGAAGTACTCTTTCAATGTGTCTTGCTTCTTTGTGTCTAACTCATATCTTTCTGCACAAGCCTCAAGTGACAATGGCTCTTTGATACCACGCTGTAACACATACTCTGCCAACATAGTATCAAAGACTGCACCATCATACTTAAAGCCAGACTCCCACAGCCACATCAAATCATAGGCAGCGTTATGGCAGATGATGACCGTAGCTTTGTCTAACCACTCCTGAACAACAGTATGTCCAAAGTCGTCAGCATCAACCTCACTGTGATCAAATGTAACAATTCGCTCAACACCCTGATCGTTAAGCATACCAACCATTGTCAATGAGTTCTCTGGCTCAAAGGGGTCAAGGTGCATCTTACCATCACGATTTGTGACTGTGTTTTCTACATCAAGTGTTATCTTCATACTGTATACCTCGCTGTCTGATATTCAAGTTCACAGTGTACCACACCATGCCACCCTGTCAACTTATTCTTTACAACATTTAGGTGACGTTGTGTATCTTCTTCATCTTGCCCATCTACTACAGGGTTCTTGGCAATCAATACCATCAAGTCAGCTTCAGCAGCTTTACCTGTGCGTGAGCCTTCCATCATTGACTGGTTAAGCAGTACTTTGCCTTCGGCATCAGCAGATAACTGTGACATATAAAACATTGCACACTCATGCTGCTTGGCAATCATACGTGCATGAACAGCATTAGCTTTAAGTGCTTCATCTGTACGAGCGAAACCACCTGTCTTGGCAAACTTATCGCCCATGTCTAGCAGTACAATATCAGGCTTGTACGATTTGCAAATGGACTCAACCCAATTCATGTCACGACCTGTTGCATCTTTAATCTTAATGCGTTCCTTCACAGGTGCATATAACTCACGTGCTTTAGCTGGATTGTCTTTAATCTCACGCATAGTCATTCCAGTTGCAGCAGTAAGGTATCTAGCACCCACACGATGGTAGCCTTCTTCATTACACAAGATGATGCAGTTAGCACCTTGATGTGCAAACCCACCCGGTGCAGCAATTAAGCTGGCGTGGAATGATGTCTTACCTGTGTTGGGTCTAGCACCTACCTCAATCAAGTGTCCAGCATTAACGCCTTCTACCTTACGTGTAAGGCTAGGAATGTTGAATGTCCAACGTGCCTCTAGGTCATTGCGTGATAGCAGTGTTTCAATGTCGATGTCATCCCACTCCACATTTAGGTTGGGGGTGAAGTCATCACCATATTGCTCAAGCAACATACGCAATGGCTCAAGGCTAGACTTGTCACCATTCACATAATCAAAGCCAAGATTGGCAATGTCTTCTCCAACAACCTGCTGGAACAGTTTAGATAACACTTCTTGTGCTACGTCACTGCCCATTGGATGCTCTTGTTTAATCTTATGAAACAAAGAAGAGTATGCCTGCTTCTGTGCTGTAGTCATTGTTGGGTTGTTTGAAATAAACAGAGCCTCAATCTCATCAGGTGTTACAGTACGCTCATAACGATCCATAGCTGTATCAATAGCCTGTTTGATTTTACGCACATCCTTGCTGAACAATCTGTCAGGGCAACGTGCGCCACGATGGTCATCATAAAATGACCTATCCATTAAACTTCTAATCAGTGATAATTCCATATAAATTCTCCATATCTGTCGGGTTACGATATTTCAAGTCATCTTTTAGTTTTAGTACACGAACATCGTTTACGTGTCCTCTTAATTCCTTTGCCATCTGTAACGTCTTAGGTAGCGCATCGGGGTCTAACGCTATAATTGCTGTTGAGAACTGTGCAAGATACCCTTTATGCGATTCTTGCAGAGATGTTCCAAGAAGCGCAACCCCGACAAAGGAACCGTAACCAACAACGGCTGCACTTACACAGTCCTCAACAACTACTGCGACATTACCACAACCATACGTGTATGGCAAGCCACTTTTTCCATATCTTTTCCATTTAGGTAGACGCTTGCCAATTGCACGACCAGTAGCATCTACGATTTTTCCATCATGTACGACAGGGAAAACAATCCTGTCTTCTTTAACATCATACATAACACCTAACTCATCTGGATCAAGTTTATATTGATAGCAAAAGTTTAGTACAGTACGCTTATCTCTGTGAGGTATAATGTAACTAGGCAGTTCAAATGTCTGCGTAGCAAACTCTTCTGCACCACTAAACCCAGCACGTATGTCATCCATAGACAGATGCACTCTAGTGCCACCTTTGATATTGCAGGATGCTTTATAACAGTTCCACACAAGAGAACCCATATTGTTGGTCACTGTGAATGTACGATAGCCACCACAGTTAGGACAATCTACTCTCTTTGTAGTTCCATTAGTAATATCCATATCACTTACAATGTTATATATATTATTCATGTATTATCACTTTCCTTTGCGGCACTTGCTATGCTTATACCATGTGTTTTTCTAGCTGTCAATGCACTATCTGCACTTTGTAGTGTATTTTTTAAGTACGGTTTTACTGAAGATGGATTAGCATGTCCTGTAACCGACATAATTTGTGCCATACCGACACCTGCCTCTACCATTTCAGTTGTACCAGTCCTTCGTAAATCAGATAGTCTTAATTCACTTGACAATCCTGCTGCATCCATAATCTTACGGCTATGTAACGGTAGTTTGTACAAGCTGTAAGGTATGAACTTACCATTGATAGGCTTTGGTCTAGGTGCAACATACTTCTGAAAGCCAAAGTCCTGCTCTTGCTGCTTCAGCATCTCAAATAAATCATCTTCAATGGGCAAATGTACCTCTGCCTTACGCTTCGACTGCTCAATGTAAACAGTCTGTGCATCAAAGTCGATGGCATCCCATGTGAGCAGACGCATATCACCCAGACGTTGGCACCATTCATAGGCCATGTGAGCAATCAAACCGATGTTACGGCTGCTAAAATCGCCGTAGGCGGCGTTTAGGAACTTCTGTACATCCTCCCTACCCCAAACAACCTTACGCCTGTCAGCAGCCCTTTTACGCACGTTAGCGAAAGGATTGATTACACACATCTCCATACGCAATCCGTGATTGAATACAATGCGAGTGACTGACAGCAGGTGATTTGCTGTTGAGATACCACGTTCACACCAGTCGTTGTATGCAATCTTAGCAACACGAGTTGGCATGTCGGTGTAATTGTATTGGCAGAGGGGCTTGCCCTCTACCTCTGTGTTTAGCATGACGTTTAGCAGATACTTATAATGTCCTTTAGTTTCATCACGTAAGTTCCTGTAATCGTAGGAAGAATAGTAGTCGTTTACTAACTTAAGAAGTTTCTTCATCACTCTCCTCCCAATCTATTACAACTTTCCATCCAAGAACTTTAACTTCAAAACCTGCTACGTACAGATTATGTTTCCAATTCATTATGTCTACTATTATATTTCTTTCTGTTTCCTCTGACAGATTTAATTCTTCTCTCCAATCGCTCATATCAGTATTTCCTTTCATAGAACTCAAAACCAAATTGCTGACAATATTCTTCTATCGTATCGAGCTTTTGTTTAAACCCATTCTCACAACGAATATTCTTTTTTAGATAAGCAAGAGCAGCCTCTTCTGTTTCATACTCATGATAGCCTTCTTCAGAGTAGAAATCATCTATGCGGGTTGCGTCCTCTACGTCATACCAGTACTTGATTATGTACTTAGGTTTATAGGTATATCCAGTTGATGTAACACCTCTTGGTTTTTTTAACCAGCGTCTGTACTCTTCCATACGTTGAACCAAGCTACTCAGCCATAAGGGGCATCTATCTTCTAATTCACCAGTCCGTATTAACTCGTAGGCTATAGGAAGCCACCGTGTTGGCGGCTCCCATTTATTTGTTTCAGGATTAATGAATACATCTTTCCAAGTGTATTCTTGTATGTCACCAGTTTCATCTAAGATCGCCATTACGCTGCAACCTGCTGAAACTGAGGTGAATCAATCCACTTGGCAACTTCCTGTTCTCTTGCCCACATGGACTGTGCTTCAGTGTCATTGCCAGTGTTACGAAGGTTGAACCCATTACGCTCATCGGCATAGCTGGCATAGTTTGTGAAGGCAGAATATAATGCCCAAACATTACGTCCACGTGTGCTAACCTCTTGATTATAAAGGGTAAACATCTTCTCTGACTTGCGTTCAGATTTAACTACAGCCTCAAGCAAATCTTTAACATCAACAGTCATAAGACTTGTGTTAGCCCAACGCTGGAACTTGTCAGCAGTTTCATAGAAGTCTGTGACAGATGACTGCAACTCTTGAATAAACTTATCCAAGCTGAAGTTGCTAGTGTTCTTACGCTTGATCTTGTCATAGTCACCAGTGACCATTCCATTTGTACAGAAGAAGTCTATAGCACCGAAGAAGACCATGTTGCTGCATGAACCATCAATGCCGTGCAAGGCAATCAGGCGAGGTGCAATGGTTGTGCTATGCTTGTCTGTAGTAATCTTACGCAGGACGTTAGGCATCGTCATGTCCATCATAACCCATGCATTGCTACGTGCAGTCTTGTAGTTGATGTTCATGTTTTCACAGAACTCTGCACCAAGATGTTCAGATACAGCGTTATGTGCTTGGGTGAAGAAGTCACCATGTGAGGCACAGTTAAAGCCATTGCCTACAATACCAATGTAGTCACCTGTGTTGCCATTGATGACATACTTTGACTTATCAAACTTAGTTGGCTCAAAGACCACAGGGAAGTTGATGTGATCTGGTAGTAGTGTTTCGGGTGTAAAATCTAGTGGCATAATAATTCTCCTTTCATAGAGTCAATTGATATTCTTTTATATCAGTAAACTTTCACAAAGTAAAGACTGCTAGTACAACAAATATTATTACTCCTATTATAATATCCATTCTAATAGTTCCAATATTTTACTTCAACATTGTCATCAACAATCAGCCGCCTCATCACAAACCACGCCTTATCCATGTTGCGTAAATCCTCATAGCTAATCTCGCACAACTCAGACACTGATTCTCTGATAGGCACAAAAGCCTGTAGCATTTCCAATACAGCCTGTTGCTGTTTAGGTGTCATGCTTTTCCATGTAGCAGTAGCCTGCTCCTTGTTGATTTCCCATTCTGATTTAACTTTTTTCTTTGTCATGTCTATTCTCCTTTACATTAGTATTAACAATAGTGGTATTACAGTTATCCACAACAACAACTCCATCTTCATTCTCCTCTCATCCATTGTGGCATCTCACGGCCTTTGTTATAACGTGCGAACTTTGATTTGTCAACTACATAAAATGCACGGTAAGCCATGATAGGCCAACGCTCATCTGTCTTCAGGTCATCGTGTCCACTGAAGCATTGAGGGTGCGGGGTAAGACCAACAGCACCTTCACCTGTCGTGTTTGGTATGTGTTTTGTGCCATGATACAACGCAGCCTTGTGTTTACCTGCCCCATGATCTTTGCCATAGCGGTGTGTGTATTCACGCAGCATTGCGTCATACAGGGTGTATGCAAATGAGTAGTTAGCTTGGTTGTCCATAGCCCACAATGTGCATGGATGTTTCTGATGCACAGGCTTGTACAGGCCATGTTCTTCTGCATAGTCAGGGGCATGATGCCACACAGCAGTGCATAGCATCTGCGCTTCTTCCAATGGCATCTTCACAATGTGCTGGTCACATAGCTGCTTGGCTATGGCATCAGGGTGATGGTCAATTAGAAATCTATTCATTGCAATTCTCCTCATACCATGTCTTGAACTTGTGATAAGCCAATAGCTTATATGCTTCCAAGTCAAGGGTTTCCCAATCTCGTATGCTAATACCACATACTTCATGCGTGTTTTCAATCTCAGAGTCTAGCATCACCATCAAAGCGTTAGCTTCGTTGCGTGTTAGCTGTATCCATAGTGTGTTATCTTTAGCCATCGTAATCGCCTCCTTCATCACGTTCATGTAAGTCGCCTACATCTACATCATCACAGAGGTATGAGTAATTGTAGTTGGATAAGTTGAATAGCTTGACAGTGCCATCCTCATTACGGACGTAATCATCTGCCTCTACATCCACTACGGATAAGGACAAATCCCAAACCGCTACTGCATACGTTTTATTAGGGTCAAACATCGTCAATCTCCTCTATATTAATTTCAACTTCTCTCACGTGGTCATCCCATATGGTATGAATTGCATCCTCGTGTGCGTCTTCCTCTGTGTCACCTTCCACCTCAAATTTGTGGTAGACTGCGACATATGCTGTCCATCGTTTACCCATGCTCACCTCCATTACCATTCCACAGGGTAGAATACTTCTACCATGCTATCACACTTAGGGCAAGTCAGTATCGTGACCATGCTAAACTCATCACCACGATGCTCATCAGGGTTGATGTCATGGTCATTGCCCCAGATTAACTCGGTGTTACAGTGCCAACAGTTCATCGTCTTACTCCCATTACCCAATCCTCTGCGGTATCCTCTGCATATTGCTGCGAGCGTCCAAGCAGATTAAGTTCCTCTACGATAGCACCATCCTGTATTAGCACAATGGTGTAGCTGCCATCAGGTTCCTTGAACACACACGACTTGCGGTATGATATGTCACCACGGCTGCAATCTTCATCACTGTAAAACTCATGCAACAGCATCTTCATTCTCCTCTGCATACTCAGCTATATATTCACTGATACCAAACTCAAGGTCAAGGTCAAGGTAATCTTCTACTACACTTTCCACATCGGTAGTAAACCAGTCATCATCATCAGTGTACTCACCAATGTATCCCCAGCCTTCGTCAAGGTAACGTGCATTGATTTCAAAGCCCATGTCCACCAGCTTGTCAAAGACAGGAATAGGTGGCGACCATGCAGTGTAGAAGTTTAGGTGTAGTGTGTTAGCATCAATGCGGGTACAGTGTGCTTCGTACACATCCCACTTTGTACCCCAATTCTCTAGCCGCCACTCATACCAGCCTGATGTGGGTTCATTCTCATCATCACGAGGCTCTGGTATAAGATGATGACACAGTTCTGTGTTCTCTGTGTTCATCACATTGTAAATGTTATCAATCATCTGGCTGTCATCATGTGACAGGATTACTCTGTTATCTGTATGATTAGGCATTACAAATCTCCTTCATTATTTTGTTGAAAATGCGCTGCTAACTTTTTACAGTAAAAACTGTTAAAATTAGCTATGAAAACTAATTCGTTTCTGTCAACATCGTCATGAAATTCTACTGTGTACTCGTTTGTTAAAGCGTCATGTACAGTACTCCATTCTTTTGCTTGCTTTTGGAAAACCGCAATTAAATTGTCGTAATTCATGTGTCATTCTCCTCATCTTCTGTTTCTTCGTAAGGGTCTGTGTCTTTATCACCTTCAAACAACCACGGCTGAATGTACTCACTGTGTAGCCCTAGATTGTACAGGTTAGCGTCTGACCAATGGCTGTCATGTACAGGTCTTAATTCACCTACAGGATTATCAAAGATGCTCTCATGTGTCAAGACATCCCATTGATCGTACCCACTGGACACCATGACATCTCCAATGGCAAAGACACTACCCATGCCAAGTTTACTATCCCTGACTTCTATTTCAAAGTCTTGCTCAACTACAAAACGTACTGTGATTTTCTTCTTAGCTGTTTCCATGTTACTTCTCCTTTAATGCTGTTGTTACAAAATATACTAGTAACATTATGCCTGTCACAAGGTATGTCACAATGAACACATCCTCTGGAAGTATCTCAGGTATTTGATTTTGCACACATAGCAGTGTGTTGCAGTTCGTTATCATGGTTCACCTTATCTGCACATTGTACTTGGTAATTGAATAGCTTGATTGCTTTGATCTTGTCAATCTTAAACCACTCACCTCTACGTTCTTCAGCAAAGTGTTCAAAGATTTTGTGCATCTCTTTCTCTTTCTTCGCTCTATTATCTGAGTAAACTACAGCCACTACACTGTAATCACGAAAGGGTGATGATGTTTGGTAGCCTTCACATCTGTGGTACGCATCAATAGCCTTACCGACTTTTATCCAGTCATAGAAGTTTGGATTCCAGACAGCATACACATCACCTGCTTCTTCAGCATCATACAGGGCTTCTACTAGCTTGTGGATGTCATTGATCTTGGCGTTCTTAAACACTACACGATCAACAGAACCACCTTGCTGTATGTACCCATCTAACGTGCGATATTGATTTTTGTAGTACACTAAGCCCTTGTCATTCATGTGATGTGGTACACCTACCTCACGCCAAGTGTAGCCATCATAGCGTTTGCCATCGGCACGAACATCACCTCTTATTGGTTTCATCGGTTCATCTCCTTTGAAAATGTAACGGCGTTACAAAAAATGAGTGACAGTGTTAGTTTGGCACTTTTGGTGGTCAGGTAGTTCTCACCTGCACTGTCACTCTGGTTACCCACCTTACTTAGCTTCGTGAATTACAAAGTCATTGCCATTCTTAGATACTACACGATACAGGTTCCAGAATGGATTGCCGTAGTAGCGAATGTGCTTGCCATCATTTACCTGTAAGAACTTGCCACTGGCTGATGCACCTACATAGTATTTGCCCATGCGATTGAATGAGCGAACATTCTGGCGATCAATGGTTGGCTTTGTACCTGTCAGGGCGTTGAGGATATTGATAGCTTTTACTTTTACAAACATGATTACATCTCCTTTGTACTGATTAAGTTGGTTAAGGTGAGTAGTTTTATGCCATACTCAGGGCAGTAAGTCAAGAGGCTTGAGCCATGCGCTTGGCAAACCTAGCTGCCTTACGCTGAGTGGTCTTGCTCTTGTTGTGGCTACGCCAATGGTCACGCTTGCCATCAGCCTTTGGGGTCTTCAAGTTCTTCATCTTTTCGATTTTGATTTGCAAGGTCTTTCTCCTTTTTTCTGTTGTATTTAGTTTTGTCAGGCACTACTTGTGACCTACGCCTGTTGGTCTGAAGCATTGCCCTCGCTATAGGATTTACACTATTAGGTTTTATTCTCATTGTCAAGCCCTCTATGCAAACTCCAATGCCCATGATGAAAGGTATTCAGCATGACGCATAGCCTCATCACGAGTGTTGTGGGATGATACATGAGATTTACCATTGGTATAATCAATGTCCAATGTCCAGCACCCAATGTCCTTGACCACCGTGACATGGTTTGTGCCAAGAGAATTGACACCACGCCACACGTTCTTTGTGCCTGCCAATAATTGCCAATGTGATACAAAATGTTTCATCTTATTTCTCCATCTGTTTGATTATATACTTAGCACGATTGATGTACTGCCTAGCAGTTTCGCCATCACCCAATGCGATACGTTCTTGTGCATCAGATAATACAGACATCGCCAGCCTTGTCAAGCCACCCATCAAAGGCTCTTGCCAATCGGTAATCAATTCATCTATCCACTCTTGTGGACACCCATACATAGTGTCATTCATATCATTACCCCTCATCTGCCATTGTCAATATGAAACCAGTTAGACCACACGCCGATAGCGCAAGGCACATAATTGATGCGACCATGTGTTCTGAGTGTAGCAGTATAAACGACACAAAGAAAAACAGTAGGCACATACCTAGTCCAATAGTCATTAGAACTAATCTGTCAAACATTTTCATTCTCCTTTTTTGTAACGGCGTTACATTTTAGCAATCATACACAAAGCCTGATGTGTCTTGCCATGCAGTCTTACCTTTAGGCAACAGCCCAACGAATACACTTTGCGGATCACTAGGCCGATAGTCATGTGCATCACCATTGATAACACGCTTGCCCATAAACTGCTTGGGCAAAACCTTGTCAGCATTACGCAATACGACAGCCACATTCCAACCCTTCATAAACGCTGTTTCGATAAACAAACCATTAGATTCATTCAGCGAGAATGTCAAGCTGTAGTTTGGTATATGTGACACATCACGCCGAATGTTTTTGGTGTAGTCATAGAACACCACATCAGGAAAGGCACTGAACATCTCAGGAAACAGCTTTTCCCACATAACATCCTGCACCACATTAGGCCGCACAGAACATGTCACACCCAGCCTGTCAGCTTTGCGCTTGTGCAAACCTATCTCGTGCAACAACCTAGCCTTGAATTGGTCACGGTATTCCATCCACAACAGCATACGAGTGACACGAGCAATGTGGACATGATGACTGCCATCAATGACCATGTGCTTTTGCCCATGCCCACTGTAGGTAAGACACGCCAAGCCACAACCTATAGACGCATCATTGCAGCCATTGTAGCCAGATGCCCATGATGCAGCCATTGCAATGCCAGCAGTAAGCACATCCTCTTTGTCGGACTTGACCAGCTTGGGATTGCGAGTGAGTAGGTCAGGTAGCCTAGACCAGTCAAACGTATCATCAGGCCGCAAAGCATTGGCTATTTTGGCTCGTGCTGCCCCACGACAGGCAATGATGAGTGGGTCATTGTCGTAATGCTCTCGCAATGTCTGGTTAGCCTTACGCATATAGTCACGATAGTTTTTAAGAGTGATATTCATAGTCATTCTCCATTTTGTAACGCCGTTACATTTTACAGTTTGATTTTACCTTCATCCGTAATCAATACAGATTGAACACATACGCTATACCCCAGATCACGCAATTCTTGTGCGGTTTCTGTTGCCACATGCAAAGAGTGCGTAGCTAACTGGCATCCCCAATTATCCATTGCTTTTGGGTGGGCATAGTTTACGATGAACAATTCATTTTCCATTTTGTAACCTCGTTACATTTTGTTGTTAGACACTGGTCAAACCCTGACCATACTTAAAATTAGCACAAACCTAGTCCTGTGTCAATGCAGCCAGCCTAGCCTGTTGCTTTGCAATAATATATTTACGCCTCTGCAATTCCTCCATCCACTGGTTTTCCAGATAAGTTTTCATTGCGCTATCCGCTTGACCTGTACGCAATACAGGATAAAGCCACTCTTGCCGGAAGCGTTCTTGATTAGGCATATCAACCCAGCTTGAACGTACATCCTTGCCCACTACAACAGGCCGATCATTTTCCCATGCTATCTTCATTTTGTTTGCACCCCATAATTTGTAACGCCGTTACATTTTGTTGTTAGAAATCAGCCACATCTCGACTGTTATTAATAGTAGCACAAACCCCATGTGGTGTCAATATAGCCAACCCCCCAACCCCACAACCCTACCAGCCGACCCCATGATATGACCGTAGGTATGATGGGCAGAAAATTGGCACAAAAAAATACCCCGCTGTGAAGCGAGGCATCGTTGAGATATTTTGTAACGCCGTTACATTTTTTGATATTGATCGTTAAAATCACGGTGCAAAACAATATGCAAATATAAAAGATAATGATCAGCACGATCAGCAATTGGTAAAGAATTATATAATGCGACTCTTTCAGCTAGCGTCATTGTATCAATATTGTATGTCATGGGATTGCCTCTCATAAAAAGAGATAGGCCAGCAATGAGCCAGCCTATCAATGGGGTTTCAATTATGCTGCAAGGGATTTTAGTTTTGGTAATTCTGGCTTGGCATTGCGCTTGGCGTTTGTCAATCCTGCTTCGATTGCTTCATTATTGCCTTTTTCAATCCATTTCCAAAATGCTTTTGGATTGCCAGCAAATGCCGATTTAATGAAATCAGCGTATTGATCAGCAATTGATTTTTCATTTGGCGTATCGAGTAAGGCACCATCATTGCCGGTTTCACTTTCACCGGCATCACTTGCGCTTTCAGTTTTTGCGCTGGTGGTTTTAAAATGATCAGCGGCAAATTGACGAACACTGGTTATCTCTTTTACATGGTTTTTAATCAATGCTTTAAAATCAGTATCGGATAAAACGTGCAGATCATTCTTTGCACATTTACGCATACCGCCTAGTTCCATTGCGAGTGATCTTTCTTGTTTAGCGTCATTATCAAAAAAGACACCTAAACCACCCTTTGTCATTGCGGCATAAAAAGCTTTGCCTTTGTCTTTTTCGGTGTCTGCTTTTGCCTTTTCTGCTTTTGCCATAACGGCAATCGTTGCCTTTAATGCTAGCGGATTTGCCCGCATTTTATCGTTAAAATCATTAGCGTTATCTTTTACTGATTGAAAGATTGTTGCAGCTATTTGGATTTGCTTTGAAATGGTCATTGGTTTTTCCTTTGTCTGATCGGGCAAATGGCCGCCCGTTGGCCTTCGATCTTTTTGATCTATATAGATTATCAGCTATTTTTCAGATAAACGCAAGCGGTATCATGCATTTTATTTGATCTAATTTCATTTTGTAACGCCGTTACATTTTGCAGCATATGACCATTGATTTATGGGGGTGGTATATTTTGCCATTATATGCACCCGTTATGCCTTGCCCGATACGCTAGCAAAAACCTTGCCAGCAATCACCAACGTGCAAACGGCAATGGATAGCATATCAATTGACGGCTTATAGCTATGATCAGCGGTTTTGTTGGCATTATGGGCTGAAACATTAGTGTTTTTGCGGGTGTTTTAGCGTGTTAGCACACAAAATCGGTCATAGGTAGCCCCTCCGGGCGTGGCCACACGGGGGGTATACGTAGTATATATACACAGAAATACACAGATTAGGAAAATTAAGTGTTAACCACAGAGGCAATTGACATCCATATACAACCAAGTACACACATATATGCCTAAAAAATAGGCAACTATAGGGGGTGTACGGACCATTTAAATGTTTTTACAAAAAAGATGTTGACAGGGGTTGACATAATTTGCTATAATTGGTATAACTACACTACACTATAAGTGATACACTAAAGTGCCTCTTAAATAAGATTGTTAATAACACCTAAATGCTTCACTTAAGTGTACACTAAAATAATCCCTAAATATTCTTTGTTAATAACACTTAAGTGTAACACTATAGTGTACAGCATAGTGTAGTTATTTGTGCTTTTATAAAGAAAGTTCTTGACATTGGCAAAGAAATCCGTAAAACTATATACAGATAATGTACTTGATGCATTTTACGATGCTATCCGTACTAATTCATTAGACCGTCTTCATATTCCTCACAGTGACGTATTCTACGTGCGCAGTGCATTGGAGGCTAAGTTTGCCCCACGTACCTTTACACTAAAAGAAACAGAAGACTACATGCGTTTAGAAGGGTGGAGTGAAGGAAATGAGTGATGGAACTTTATACCTTTTTTGTGTTCTTATCCGTGATCGTAATGCCGGATGGGGAACTAAAGTCTTACGCACGTAATGTAATTGAGTGTCCTGCTGCAGATGTAGTGACACAGATGCATCAATCTAAACTGGACAGTGGAGAGATTGTAGACTGGTCAGCTACGTGCCTGACAACACAATTACCATTAACGATACCACAAGGACTGAAGACGTAACATGGCTATACCTACACGAGTAGCAAATAAGATGAAAGAGGAAGGCTTGTCTGGCGTTAACAAGCCGAAGCGTACTCCGAAGCATCCAACTAAGTCACACTGCGTAATGGCTAAAGAAGGTGACACATATAAATTCATTCGCTTTGGACAGCAAGGCGTTAGTGGTGCTGGTAAGAATCCTAAGACTGCAAAGGATAAGGCACGTAAGAAATCATACTACGCACGTCACGATGCGCAGGGTAAGCCGACCAGCAAGCTGTCAGCGAAGTATTGGTCACACAAAGTTAAATGGTAATTTAGGAGATACCGATGGCACCTAGAGATAAAGAAAATGAAATGATTGAAGAGTTGCGTAGGCGTATTCGTAGAGCCGCAGCTAACAAAAAACCGGGCAAGCAGAACACACCTTCGATGCTAGAGGAAATGGGCGGTCGCTCTAAAATAGGACGTGCTAAAATTAAAGATGCTTTAAAGGGTTCAGCAAAGCAATCTAAACCGTCTATGATGGGCGGTAAAATGACTGTAGCTGAGATGGAAGCCAAACTTAAAAAGAAAGCTGCAGAGAACAAAGAACTTGCAGCAACTCGCGCACGTGCTAAGAAAGCTGCTGCAAATAAAAAACCTACTACGCAAGTAAAGCCATCTATTATGAAAGAAATTGAATCTAAAACAGGTAAGGCCACAGGTCAAGGTGTATTTGCATCTTCTGCAAAAAAGAAGAAGGAGCCAGCTAAAAAAACAACAACAGCAAAGAAGGCACCTGCGCCAAAAAAAGCACCACCTGCAGCTAAAAAAGATACTAGTACGACTTTTAAAGAGGCATTTGCTGCAGCACGTAAGGCAAATAAAAAAGAGTTTACGTGGAAAGGCAAGAAGTATGCCGCAGTAACTAAAACTGAAGTTAAGAAGTCTGGCTCTAAAAGTCTTAGAGAATATCTCAACAAAAAATCTGGTAAAGCTAAAGGGAAATAAAACAATGTCTGGTAAGAAGAAAATTGTTCGTGACTATTCGGAGATGGATACTGCCGATCTAAAGAAAATGATTCAGAAAGATAGCGGTGCTTCTAAGCAATCTGCTAAAGCGGCATTTAAAGAGTTAGAGAAGCGTGAAGGCGATATGGGCTACAGCGTAACTTTAATTCTTGGTGGACGTAAACGTGAGCCTGACACAATGGATTTACCTAAGTCAAAGCCTAAGAAAAAGCCAGCAATGGCTAGAGGTGGTATGGCATACGGCAAAGAGCATATGTATGTCGCAGGTGGTTCAGTACAAATGAATCCGGGCCTGAAGGCATTGAAAGCTGCTAGCCCAGAAGCTTACAACAAGATCACGGGTAAGTAAGATGGCTCCTCGTGCGCCTCAAAGACCAACAGCCAAAAAACCTGCTCCTAAACGTAACTATAGAAAAGAACAGGCATATGATTCACAGCCTCACGTTAAAAAGAAACGTGCTAATCGTAACTTGGCACGTAGACGTGCTATGAGGGCGGGTCTTGTACAAAAGGGTGATGGCAAGGATGTGCATCACGTAAATGGTAACGCATTAGATAAAAATGGTGCCACTAAAGTAGTGAAGGCATCACAGAATAGATCGTACCCTCGTAAACGTAATGCAGGTAAGCGTAACGCCCGTGCATAGAATTGAAGCTGACATACGCAAGTGGTCACACGAGTTCCTAGAAGTACCTAATAAGAAACTTAATGGATTACCGCCTTGCCCCTACGCTAAACAGGCGTGGCTAGACAACAAAGTTGTGTTCAGCATAAACACAGGGGTAGATGGACTAGCAAAAGAAGTGGCAGACTTTGAGTCACATGACTATGACATAGTTGTATGGGCTAGTCAGTACCTACCTGAAATGCAATACCTAGATGGATGGTGTGATGGTGTAAATGAAGCCATGTCCATTACAGGTAAAGATATGCACCTCATGGTGTTTCATCCAGACTACGATGCTGAAGAAGCTGGTCTGGACTTTTTAGTTGATGAGGACGCAACAGATAACAGCCTAGTGTACTGCATGGTGTTTGTACAGAGGCTATCAACCCTAGACGATGCAGCACTAAGTCTGGAGAAGTCTGGGTACTACAAGCACTTTCCAGTGGATGTGTTTCAATCATTAGTAATAGACAGACGGAGATTAAGAAATGGTAGCTAAGAAAAAGATGCGTGGCGGCGGAATGGCTAAAATGGCAAAGAAGAAGATGATGCGTGGTGGCATGGCAGCTAAGACAGCACCGAAGCGTATGCGTGGCGGTGGCATGCCTAAGATGGCAGCTAAAAAGAAAATGATGATGCGTGGTGGGGCTGTTAAAAAGAAATGAGGAAGAAACTCGTTTATTATTTTGCGTTAGCCCTGCTTAATATTGGTAAGCCATTTACTCGTATTGGTAACTGGTTCTGGAAGAAGCATAGAGATGTTTTAGACTGGAACGATAAGTGAGTATTACGCATTATCCAGAAGTAGTGACGTTTGGTGGTGGCGTAGGCGACTACCCATACTTCCTGCAGGTATCTCGTGGTTTAATTACCGGACACAAACGTGTATTTAAGTTTGGGTACAACGGCGACATTGACGACTCAGAAGAAACTATTTGGGATGTAGGCGGTCTGTATGCTTATTCAGCTAGTGCTGTTACCATGACAGCTACCAGTAGTTCGGGTGCTACAGACGAAGATGTCGAAGTAACCATTCAAGGTTTGGACGCAAGTTATAACGAGTTATCTGAAACAGTAACTCTAGACGCATCAGGAACGGCAACGACAACAGGAAGTTTTTTGCGTGTATATCGTGTCTTTGTGTCTAGCGGTACTGCATCCGCAGGCAACATTACTATTGCTAACGGCGGCACAACCTACGCATATGTTTCAGCGGCTGACCAACAAACATTGATGGCCTTGTGGACTGTACCTGCTGGATATACAGCATATTTATTTCAAGTAGACACCACTGCGTTTACGGTACAGAACAATAAAGTTGCCACGATACGTATGCTCACCCGTGAACTAAATGGTGTGTTCCGCACGCAAAACAAGTTTGATTTGTTCGAAGGGTCGTATCATCAAGACATCACTTGCCCACAGCCGATCCCGGAAAAAACAGACATCGAGTTTCGTGCCATTGCAGACAGTTCAAACGCTGACCTACGAGTTGCAGCATCTTTCGATATCATTTACATAGCGAACACAGCCCCATGATACAAACCAAAAATAGAACAGTAGGTGTAGAACTGACTACAAGCAATCAAGACTTGTACACAGTGCCTGCAAATTTTGAAACAAACATTAAATCTATTTACGTGAACAATGCCTCATCTAGCAGTGTTACATTTAGTCTTGATTGGTACGACAGTCAAAATGCAACATACTATACGTTAGCTGAAACAGTAAACCTTGTGCCAAATAGTTTGTTACAGATTACAGAAGCTATGTGGCTGTATAAAGCTGACAAGTTTCGTGGTCTTGCTAGTGCAAACAGTGCAGTGACTGTAGTGTTTAATGTAGAAGAAACATTCGTACCCCAAAGGAATTAGAGGAGATAGGAGATGGTACGTGTCCCTAAAAAAGCCCCCCTTAAAAAGAAAACCACACAAGCTAGAGCGAAAAAGAAACCGACTGGAAAGGTTAGCCTTTCGCAAGGGGGTGCGCCACAAAGCAAGTCGAGAGTTAATGAAGCTGGCAACTACACTAAGCCCGGAATGAGGAAACAACAGTTTAATCGTATCAAAGCTGGTGGTAAAGGCGGTTCGCCCGGTCAGTGGTCTGCACGTAAAGCGCAGATGTTAGCTAAAGCATATAAGGCAGCAGGCGGTGGATATAAAAACTAATGGAAAAGCAAATTATCACTGGCTTGATGGCTATTATGATTGGCCTTGCCGGTTGGAACCTAAAGACAACACATGACTTGAGTATTACAGTTAGCAATATGCAAGTTAGCCACGCAGACAAAGATGCTATTCAAGATATGAAGATGGCTATACAAAGGCTAGAATTACTACTTCTACAAGACCAATGATTGTATTTGTTTTGTACGTATATTTAGGTGCAAATGTAATAGACAAAACACAGAAGTTTATAGACATGGATAGGTGCCTATACTTTGCTGAACGACTGTCCCGACAACAATCTGTTCCAGTAGGTGAAGGTAGAAGACTAAAGATAACTGCAGTATGTAGACCCCAACCTAAGTAGGAACCAACCAACATGATTGCTGAAACCCTAGCAGGTATTGCACTTGTAAAGAGTGCCGTAGATGGAATTAAATCCGCAATTGGCACAGCCCAAGACATCGGTGAAATTGCAAGTCATATAGATAATCTCTTTGAGGGCGAGAAGCAAGTACAACAGCAACGTGCTAAGAAGTCGGGTGCTGGTGTAGCAGATCAGTTCGGCATCAAAACTGTAGCACAGGAAATGATAGACGCTAAACTTGCAAAAGAAAAAATGCAAGAGATGGCTACTATGATTGACATGCGATTTGGTCACGGTACGTGGGCAGGTATTGTAGCGGAACGTGCAAAGAGAATACAAGAAGCTAAAGAAGCTGCAGCAGCAGCCAGACGTGAAGCAATAATAAAACACAATGAAATGATGGAAACAGTAAAGATTGTACTTGCTGTTGGTGTGGTTTCTGCTATTGCACTTGGGTTTTTTATTTTTGCAATAACTGCTTCTGCTATGGCTTATGCATTAATTACTTGACATTTGAATTAGAAACTGGTATAACTTAACCATGACACTTAAAAAACCACAAGCAAGCCTTAAACGCTGGACAGCAGAAGAGTGGGGTACTAAAAGTGGAAAGCCGTCTACTCAGGGATCAAAAGCAACGGGCGAAAGATATCTCCCAAAAAAGGCTCGCCAAGCGTTATCGCCGCAGGAGTATGCGGCTACAACCCGTGCTAAAAGAGAAGGAACTCGTGCTGGTAAGCAGTTCGTCAGCCAGCCTAAAGCGATACGAAAGAAAACCGCTAAGTTCAGAAGGGGTAAGGCATAATGTGGACAGCACTGATAGGTCCAATAGCTAATATAGCTGGGAGTTGGATGAATGGAAAACTTGAAGAAACGAAAGCTACATCGTCAGTTAAAGTCGCAAAGGCGAAAGCTGAAGCAGCTATCATGGAAAAGAAAGCCACTGGCGAAATTGACTGGGATATTGAAATGGCTCGCAGTTCGGCTTCGTCTTGGAAAGACGAGTGGCTTACCATACTTTTCAGTATTCCGCTAATCCTAGCATTTGTACCCGGCATGGAAGATGTAGTAGCTAATGGATTTGCAAGACTCAACGAGATGCCTGAATGGTATCAATACTCACTTGGAGTTATCGTTGCGGCTTCTTTTGGAGTTCGTAGCGCAACTAAATTCTTTGGAAAAAAATGAAAACCTTACTAAGATTATTAAGTAAATTATTGCCTAGTGTTGAAAGCGGTGACTTGTCAAAGCATCGTTTGTATACGACTAGATATGAAGATTTGTGTAAGTAATATGGCTGCAGAAAAGATACTTGAATGGAAACTCCTACCAAGATTTATGATGCTCGTAATGACGCTTATGAGTTGGCGTGTAGTGGAGTGGTTCATGTCCTTGTCCGATCCCAGTGCAGCACAGGCTGGTTTAGTATCTGTGGTAACAGGCGCAATGACAGGAGCGTTTGCCGTGTGGATGAACCACGAAGGTAAACATCCGGGCCAGTCTAACCACAAGATTAGTGAATCACGTAAATGAAGTATCGCAGAGAAAACTTTATTGAAAAGCTAGTGGCGCATGAAGGTTTGCGTTTACAAGTATATCAGGATACTTTAGGAATTGATACAATTGGTATCGGACGAAACCTAGAAGACCGTGGCATTACTAAGGAAGAACTAGATGACCTAGATATTCCTACTATAGATCACGTATATGAATATGGTATAACAGAAGCCGATGCGGTCTATCTAGCAACGAATGACGTACAGATTGTCGAAGAAGAACTGGTACGTGCGCACCCTTGCGTGGACAGATTAGACAGTGTACGTCAACTTATCTTGATGGATATGGCATTTAATATGGGTGTGCCACGTTTGTGTAAGTTTGCTAAGATGTGGAACGCTATCCATGAAGAAGATTATCCTACCGCAGCAAAAGAAATGCTTGACAGCAGGTGGGCAAATCAGGTAAAATCACGTGCAGTGAAGTTAGCTAACGCAATGCACAACGGAGAATTTTAATATGACTACTAAAAAAGCTAAATTTAGAAATGTTAGCCGTAAAGGAAAAACCTTTGACGGTTATGAAAAAGAGTTTCTTCCTATGCTTAGTTTCGATAATTTAAAAAAGGGTGCTAAAGAGTTTGCAGACTATCTTGCAAGTAAGGTAAAAGATTAATGGCTAGACAATTAACAGAAAGACAACAGAAGTTTTTAAATGTCTTGTTTGATGAAGCTGGTGGTGATATGGTTGCTGCCAAGAAACTGGCAGGTTATGCTGACACTTCTAGCACTGGTGAAATTATCAAGGGTCTTAAAGAAGAAATACTTGAGGCCACTCAAATGTACATGGCACGTAATGCGCCGAAGGCAGCGATGGCGATGACAGGTGCTTTGTATGACCCGACTGAACTTGGTATTCGTGATAAGATGTCTGCAGCTAAAGAACTGCTTGACCGTGTAGGTCTAGTGAAGACTGAGAAGATGCAAGTAGAAGCATCCGGCGGTGTCATGCTTATGCCACCTAAAGCTATTGTAGAGGATGATGACTGATGGCACCGCCAAATAAAAGACCTAAAACTAAAGCGCAAACTAGACACGCAGCTATAGCTAAAGATACTAAAGTTAAAACAGCGCAAACGAAAATAGAAGAATTAAAAAAAATTAAACCTTCTAATTTAAGTGCAAAGGATGTAAAAGTACGAAACGCA